AAAGGAGACATATTTCTGTGACATTCATCTAATATCACCATTCCGATAGTGCCCTTATTCAGTAATTTAGTTAATCTTTCTCTGAATAAATAATGTCTATCTTTTCTATAGTGAAATGCTTCAATATTTACAACGAGGAAGAATGGAAGTGTAGGTTGGTCTTTCTTGCCATACATGTGACCACACATCAAATCTTCTAACTTTTCAGCACCACCGCCATCTGTTCTTACTGTGCCATCTCGCTTTAATCTAGAACCAAGTAAATAAGGAACATACTCACCATTGGTATGTTTTATGATATCGTCTACCCAGTTATATTTAGCAGAATTTACACATGCTACTATCAGGCAATGCTTAATCTTGTTTACTTTCTTATTGTATAAAGCAAGATTCAATGCTTCAAGCGTCTTACCTAAACCTTGTTCGTCTGCTAATAAGAATCCGCTATATAATCCTCGTCTTTGACGGTCAATAGCAAATTTCATGAAATCTTTCTGATGTTGGAAAACATTCTGACCTTCCTGAACATACAACGGAATCTTTGATATGTCAACATCAGGAATAGCACTGACATTAGTTGAATCTAATGTAGCATTTTCATTCAAGTACTCTGCAGAATATATCTTGAGGTCGTTTTCATAGACAGTCCCTTTGAACTGTGTAATTAGAAAACCTAATCGGTCAACAGGGATAGTCCAATATTTTTGTTCCGGAACATAATTACGTCCCGGAACATTTTTAATCAACTGTATTACCTCAGGGTCATACTTAAACCTGATTTCATAAATATCTTGTTTTTGTACTACACTAATCATCCGTACAGATATTTTGCCTGCTTTTCTGTCAAAGAATCAATTGACTTGTTGAGTGCATTTAACTTAATATTAGCAACACGAGTATCAATTTCTTCCGGTACATCTATTAACATTTCTGAAATATCTTCAGAATGTTTAACGAGATATTCAGCAGACAGAGCCTGAATAGCAAAACTCATATCCATGATTTCTGCAGGATGTCCATCTCCACAAGCAAGATTGACTAATCTGCCTTCACCTAATACATATACTTTCTTTGAATTAGGGAGGATATATCCTGTGATATTATTGCGAGCCTCAAACTTTCTATCTGCAAATTCTTCAAGTCCTGCAATATCAACTTCACAATCAAAGTGACCTGCATTACAAAGGATAGCACCATCTTTCATCTTCTCAAAATGTTCAGGAGTGATTACATCACAACAACCTGTAACTGTTACAAAGAAGTCACCTAACTCGCAGGCCTTGTCCATAGGCATTATCTCAAATCCATCCATGTACGCTTCAATGGCCTTAACAGGGTCAACTTCTGTTACAATTACTTGTGCTCCGAGGCCCTTTGCTCTCATTGCAACGCCTTTACCGCACCAACCGTAGCCTGCTACAACTACTGTCTTGCCTGCTACGATAAGATTTGTAGTACGATTAATACCATCCCAAACTGACTGGCCTGTACCATATCTATTATCGAAGAAATGCTTCATCTTTGCATTATTTACTCGTACCATGTGGAACTTAAGTTCATTAGCATTATTCATCTGCTCAAGTCTTAAGATACCTGTTGTAGTTTCTTCACACCCTCCAATGACATTCGGAATGAGTTCAGGGTACTTTGTATGGATAAGAGTTACAAGGTCGCCACCATCATCAATAATGATATTAGGACCAATCTTGATAACCTGTTCAATATCTTTTTCATACTGTTCAGGAGATGCTCCATGGTGTGCAAATACTTCCATTCCGCAATCAACAAGAGCAGCCGCTATATCGTCCTGAGTAGAGAGTGGATTAGAACCTGTTACATACATTTCGGCTCCGCCGGCTTGGAACACTTTACATAAATAAGCCGTCTTGGCTTCAAGATGAACAGAAAGGGCTACTTTCAATCCTGCGAAGGGCTTAGTAGTTGAGAATTCCTCTTCTAACTGCCTAAGCAAATCACAATGGTTCTTAACCCATTCAATCTTAAGATTTCCTGACTCGTACAAATTCAAATCTGTGATGTCTGACATCTACAACCTCCAATTTTTATTTAATATAAACTCATTACCAAATGAATTTGTGATTAAACATTTCTCCGTTATCAATGACTATGTCCTGAGCGGTACAACTCTTGTTGATTGTAGCAAGGAAATACATCCAATCTGCAGCTTCTGTAGTTGTTGCCCATTTCTTAAGTGGAGTCATAGTCATAATCTTATTCCACTTATTATTGTCATTCATAACAGTCCAATTGACAGGAGATAAAACACCTCCGAAACTTATACTGTTGCAAGTGGCTCCATACTTAGCAATTTCCTTTGCAGTGTATTTTGTATAAGCAATAACACCACCCTTACTTGCTGCGTAGTTGCCAAAATCAGCACCAGTAGAACCTGACGCTGCTGCTTGATTGATTACTGCTTTGATTTCTTTATTCTCTAATGCATACTTTTCTGTGCAGTTAATTACACCTTGAAGATTTACGCTAATATCTTCGTCTGTTCCCTGCACACCTGCATTATTAATCAGGATATTGACATTTTCAATATCAGGAAGTTCATCTTTCTTTGAAACATCTGCGACAGTATGAATGTAATTATCTTCAGTTATAGTAGAGCCTGATATATCTATACCATAAACTACATGACCTTCTGATAAGAACTTTATTGCTGCTTCTCTGCCCATTCCTCTAGCAGAGCCGGTTATAACAACATTCAAGTTATTTACCCTCCATTTCAAATCCGCAATTAGGACAATAGTTAGACAAACAATAGGTAACTATTGTGCTGTTCTGTATAGTAACATGTTTTAGCAATGCTGGCTCATTGCAATGTGAGCAAGTACAAGAAACTATCTGTCCCCATGAACCTACTCTTTCATATTCAGTTATCCAATGTGCAGAACTCATGTTAAGATTATCTTTGACTTCTTCATCAGTGCTTCGTGAACTAATCCTTCAAGTCTTCTTAACGATTCAGCATCGAAGTCCTGAAGTGCTACAGAAACTTTATCATTCTGCTCAGGCAAGAATAAGCATTTACAGCCATTGTCCTGACAATATGAAATAAGTTCTTGAATTTCATCTGATGTTATCTCAGGGTCTTTTTCAGAATCATAAGTAGCAAAGATGAATTCACCTTCCTGGCATTTGATTATCTCTTTAAGGGTTTCACCATTTATTTGAATCTTCTCCATATTAACTAAACCAACTGTCCTCCTGATTTATTTCGTTTTCTACATTCTTCTTCCATTCAGAAAATTCTATCTTATCTAACATCCAATCTCTATCAGAAACAGAAATTAGACCTTTAACAAGAAGTACAAAACAAAGTTTAGTCATTAAATCGTGATTAGATTGTTTTTCTGCTTCGGCTTCTTTTGCTTTAAGCCATCTTTTATATACTAATGCAGTTATCAAAACAAGAGTTATTATAGACACTAATACTCCTGTAGCAAATGCAAATAAAGAAAACTGCCATGCTTCTACATACATTGATTTATCTCCTTAAATTACCGGCTATAACGGACAAGAAACGCGCAACTTGGCTACGAATTTCACGCAATCAGATAAGGTAATTCGCCTCATTGGCTGGACAACGAGGCTGGTTGAGATAGCAGGGCTCGAACCTACAATACCTGAGTCAAAGTCAGATGTGTTACCGTTACACCATATCTCAGTATTATCATATCTACTATAACGATTAGTCCTTTGGAAGTTTTATCTTACCGAAGGCCATCTTGTATACTTCCATTCCATTAGAAAGTTTTCTAGTATAATGAATATTGTCATTAGCAATTTCCATATCCTTGAACACTCTTGCTTCTTTAAGAAGTTCAGGTTCAATTATATACTTGCTTGAGAAGTTATGACGAATGAGTCCTTCTAATGCACCACTTGCTTCAATCCAACCGTGATTAAGTGCCCATTTAAGTTGCTGTTTCAATGCATCACTTGCATATAACTTCTTTGTCTTTCGCTGTTCTTCATCTTCAATATGATAATAGCGATTATTTCCGGCACCTACAAGTTTAAGGCCATATTTTTGTTTAAATACTGATACTGTATAGACCTTGTTGATATCAAAGTCTTTCATATCATTCAATTCGCCATCATAAGTTATATACCACAGGAATGAGTTATCTATGAAATCATATTCATCATCAAAAGAATGGAAGCCTCCTATATACTTATAGGCGGTATTCATAAATTCAAAAGTATCTGAACCTAACATACTCTTTATACGCTTATCAGAAATAAGTTGATGTGATGCATAAATGGAGTTATTATTTGGGTCAATCCTGTAAATCTTCATCTTATACCTTCCTTGAATGCTTTAATGAATTCTTCACCTTTAAGAGAATGTCCGCCTTTTACAATAGCCATTTCATTCTCCTTCGGCTTTAAATAAAACAAGGTTGTATTTATATCAAGGACTTTGTCCTCATTACCAAGTATAACGAAATAATTGCTATTAGTATCGGCATATGTTGACCAAAGAGCTAAAAGCGATTCTTTAAATCTATAACCTGATACAAGATTAGGTATATACTTATCAGGCGGAATGCAAGGATTAACTAATAAAGTTTTAGTTCCGGTACAAGAACCTAAGATGTATGCAAAAAATCCTCCGAAAGAATTTCCTACAATCAAGTCAGGATTAGGACAAAGTGACTTAAGATTAGCAAGAATATCTTCGGGAGAATTTGATTCGTAATCTATCTGTGGAGATACTATCTCAGCCCCAGGAAACTCACTACAAAGAAGTTTGTAGTTTGTATTAGTATTTGAACCGTTAAGGCCATGAATATTGAGAATTTTCATATTTAATATCTCCCTTCACTTATTATAACGATTCTCAGTAGAGATATTAAATTATTGCTTTTGATTGTTGTTGAATTCAATTATACTTTTCAGAAGTTTTGCTCGATACTGATATGCTACAGCATTAACATCCTTGTTTAAGCAGTGACTATCCCAATAAGGTGTGTCTCTATACACAAATGTATGAGAAGGATTCACTCTTGGGTCAAGTATGAATAGTTCTCTGAGTTCCTCGTAATCAATACCTTCTTGCTCAGCAATATCAAAGAATTGACTGCAAAAAGATACCTTCATAGCAAGATAAGAATTTTCCATATATTTGACCAAAGAAGCAGTTTTAGCATCAGTTATCTTGAATTGATGAGAAGCGTCATAGACATTTTGCAGGATTTGAATGACCTTCTTACAATCTTCTTTATCACCGCCAAGAATAGTGAAATTGAAATTATAATTATTGCAATGTTGAGTGCTTCCGTAATATTCAGGGCTGAAAACTATATGTTTAGTATGCCAGCGGTTTCGGATAGTATCTATTTGAACAGGAAGCATAGTACTCTTTATTACAAAGATATTAGCATTATTTTCTGCTAAAGCAACTTCCACTTCAGAACAGTCGCAGAAAGATTCTTCAGATTCAGGAGTATCTACACAGATGAATGCAATGTCGTATAGACCTTCCTTACGCTCGTCTATGACCTTGTACTTATCATAAAAATCGGGTTTGAGTATATCTAACTCTTTGCCGAGATTAGTACCTACAATGCCTTTACCGACAATCAATACTTTGTAATCCATGATTAGTCCTCAAGTTCAATAGATTCAATGTGCTTAATCCACTCATCAAATGTATATTTTTCGGACAGTACACCCTCTCTAATTGCCCGTTGTTTTACTAATGTAACTATCTTATTTCTAACTTCTGGTTCAACAATACCCAATAACTGTTTATGTCTGTCATAATATCTTCTAAACCAAACTTCAACATTATTGCGGTATTCTTCGTTTTCAGGGTCAAGCCATATCGGCTTATTCAGGGTGTAGTAGACAGTATAAACTAGATTGCATACCTGAACTTTTGCAAGATTCAGCATATTATTATTCATAGCATCTACTATCAATAATGCATTTCCATAGATTACATAGTGATAAGTTTTAAGGACATATTTTGGGTCAGAACGACATATTGAATCTTCTCTCCAACGCCACAGATATATTGGAGTATCGCAATATTTTATGTTATCAGTATATGCTCGAGCTAACATATTATAGACATTGTCTTCATGTGCAGGCATTTCGCTATACCACTTAATATGGTTTTCAATTAAAAATTCTCTGCGATATACTTTGCCGTGAATAAAAGTAGTATCTTGCCTATGCAGAAAGTAATCTATCTTATTATGCTTGGTTCTGGATTCTTCTAAGAAATCACAGACTAATATATCAAAACCTACTTCGGCATATTTGAAAATAGTAAATAGAGCGATATTTGATAGGAACATATCATCGGCATCGCAATACATAACATACTGAGCACTTGCTTTTTCAAATAACTTCTGACGAGTAGCTGCTATGCCTTCATGCTCGAATTCAAAATACTCTATATTAAAAGGATAACAAGTCCAAGGCTCATAGCCAAGCAAAAATTCTTCGGATAGCTTTGTATCAGAACCGTCATTGCCGATAAGGACTTCGATGTCATTAAAATCAATTCCTTGCTGTGGAACTATGCTATCGAGTAACCCTTTGATAACATTTTCGTCTTCCTTATATTGAGGAACTAAAATCTGTAATTTCATAGTAAGCCTCCATCAATACATTATAACGATTCATGTTATATCAAAGATGTGCCCTTATATATGAAACTAAATCGTCTAATGTCATTTGGCTTACATATGGTTGAGTATAAGATACTCCCATAGAAGTATACACTGTTTTTACTCCTGTACAAACTATTGCAGGTGTAGGGTTTGTAGGGGTCGGACTACTGGGTATTGCCGATGTACTTAAATACCCAAAATATGATGACATATAAGTGTTATATATGCCGGTTGTTTCATATTCCATATCTTCATCTAAAGTGCCTACAATAGCAGGGCCAAATACTAATGAAAGAATTCTGTTGTCTAATGCAGGATAACTAGGGCAGTGACTATCGTAACCATTCTCAACACCGAGGTCTGTAATTACACCATAGGCGTAAACATCTCCAATTTCTCCTGCGATATGCCAATCAGGTTCTGTGTTGTTAACATACTGATTACCTTGTTTGACAAAATAGTATTGATATGCCTCATCCCAATTCCAAGGTTTAGTATGTAATTGATAATGAACTTTTTGTCCGGAGCCTCCATGACAAAGATAGTCTTTTATTAAATCTCGGCCATCCACTGCACCAATATTAATTGTATAGCCATCATCATAAGTATATTTAGTAATTAAATCAGTTTTAGGATAATGATAGAGTATGGAATCATCTCCAACTTCTTCTTCACCATATGTGCTAACAGAAACATCAGGGATATCATCGAAGCATCCTCCATAAATATCTCCACCATAATTAGTGCCTAATACTTTAGAAAATATATGTCGATTTAGATTGTCATACTGGCCAACACCTTCTTCATCATCTTCATCACCCCCTAACCCCCACAGAAAATGACGGTCGAGATAGTGTGAGATTACATCTCCGCTTGAAAAACAGACTATATTTCTGTTAGAGGGGACACTAGCCGCTATATTTTCCACGCAAACCATGTAGGCACCGGAGTCAGATGTCTCTTCAAAATCAGACAATTCACGGAGTTGCAGATAACGCCCTACAAGATTTTCAGTATTTACTTTACCAGTAGCAACACTTGCTCCAACAGCAGTCAGACCATTACCAACCAATGTAACATCCGACATTGCATCTAAATTAAGCTCAGGTAGTTGGCTTATTTTCTTACTATCGTCGGCCATAGGATTCCCCTTTACATTATTTACTTATATTTAATTTAAGGTTACACTTCATAAAAACAAGGGTTCGGAAACTTTTTTGCAAGTATATCAGATATATCTAGGTTACCTCGATTATTGTTTATACATAACAACTTACACCCTGAATTCATAACTGTGTCAGTTACTTCGGGTAAGTTATTAATAACATCTAAATACTCTGAATTTATAGGTCTATCAACATAAGTATTATTGTAGTAATGGTAGTAACTATAAATATTCTGATTTATATTTATATGCTTCCGAAATCTTGTAATAGAAGAATTTATTTCAGGCTGTAGGTTTTTTGCTACATATTCCAAGGCATTCCTATGTAGTGGAGACGCATTATGAGATGTAAGTAATATTTCATAAGGATTATATCTTTTCTTGCCCATTTTATTTGCAATAATATCAAGTCCATTACGGCATTGATTATAATAGGTCAAGTTACTCTGATACCACCCGTGTTCAATAAAATGAATATTTGGGACATCTTCTGTAAAGAAATCACTTATCTCCGTTGGATTTAGAGGATAAATATCATCGTTGAAATAGATTATCTTATCAGGCAAATCAGTAATATTTCCTAAGAAGCACTCAATGGTGCAACTGTTGAAAGTTGGCAAAAATTGTTCAGGAATAAAATCCTTATGATAAACTATCCTTACCTTGTCGGTATTCAGCCATTTTGGTATCTGCCCTTCTCCTGATAACAGCAGGACTACTTGATGGATGAAAGGCATATTTTCCGCTATACCACGAAACAGATATTTTAAGTTATTCGCTCCATCAAATCGATTACACGATGGAATATATGACCCCGTAAATTTAGTATATTGACGCATCCATTCTGGGTCGTCCGGTGTCACATATGGAAGAATAATATCTACTTTATAATCAGAAGTCATTTCAGATATTGAGCCAAATCATTCTTTATTGTTAAATCTTTGCGTTTGCGTTTCCAAGAAATACTGCCTTCTCGGTTTGACCTGTACACATATAGAGGCATATTCAATTTGTATGTAGAATGAGGTATTGCTCGTAATTGTGATTGAAATGGAATATCAGTATAGCAGTCCCAACTTTCGTCAAAAAACGGAACTATCTCTCGTCTATATACAGCCTTCCATATTGCCCGGGCATTCGGATGTATTATTACTTGATTTCTATCGAAATCTACCCAATCAAACATTATTTCGTCGGCCAATTCTTTGTCGATAGCGTCAATAAGAACATCGATATAATTCATCATTATCATATCGTCGCTATCAATGAAGCCAGTATATTTTCCTGTGGCTCGCCTTATGCCTTCATTCCATGAGGCACTTGCTCCTTTATGTTCATTATGAATGATATTGAATTCAGTAAACTCATCAAACCGAGTTTCGTTACAACCATCATCAACAAGAATAACTTCGACTTCATCTGTCTTCTGAAGCCGAAGTTCTTTCAGTAATTTGATAGTATATTCGTAGGTGTTGTAATATGGAATTATAATTGAAAGTTTAATCATCATGCTCCTTTATCGGATATGCAGGCAATTCTGAAGGACTTGACAATACAAAATGATTGGTATCATAATCATATTCATATCCGATGTGCATACCTTCAATCTTATCTACTATTTCTACTACAGAACGCCTGCCAAGATTTCTTACACGAAGAAATGATTCTTCATAATTAACTATATCTTTGACAGTGTTAATCTGTGCTCTCTTGAGACAATTATATGTCCTTACAGAAAAATCAAGGTCTTCGATAGGTGTATCCAAGGTAGGGTGAGTTATCTCAAATGGAGGTTCGGGCTGTTCTCCCGATGACATATTCTGGAGGCTCACAATATACATTCTAAGTTGGTCGTTTTCGGCCTTGAGTTCCTCTAACTTCGGTCTACTAGCGATAATCTGTATGAGTCCTCGCTTAGTTTTTCTTCCGGCCTTATACTCTATCTGACGAATTCTTTCGCGTGTTAGGCCTATTCTGTTACTCGTAGCATCAAGTGTCAACCCATCACGATATCTATAATGAACTACTAACTGTTCTCTATCTGTAAGCTGAGTAGTAAACACTGAATAGAAATCTACAGGCGAGATACTACGATAGTCCATATCAAGTTCTCTAAGAGGATATTCTTCGTAGTCATTGATAGCATTAGTCCCACCATTGTATCCCTGAATTGCAGAAATTATGAAATTGTATGGGAATATATCTTCTATTGATATCGGCTTATCAATCATGAGTCTAGCCGTTACAATATGAGAACAAATCTTGTCAAAACTAGCATGAAATACTTTCTCAAGAAGTTTCTGTCTCTTCGGGTCAGGTTCAGACTTTAATGTGAGCCAGTTATTAAGAGTAGCAGAAGAAACACCTAAAAGGGCTTCTAAATCCTTGTGAGTGAGATTATTTGTTTCACAATACAACTTGAGGTTAGTGGCTAAAGTAACTTTCTTATCTTCTGATTTATACATCGTTATTTCCTCCTATTGGTTTATTGATGTCTTATCTATTATAACGATTTGTATTCTTAATCTTTTACTTCTGTAATGCTCCAACATTTACAATGCTTGATAACAAGGTTTTTAATTTCTTCATCATTCATGCCTTGAATTAGTTTCATCTCTTCGTAACTACCGGCACAGGTTTCTAATGCCTTTCGAGCATTTTCTATATCTATATTGATTTTAACTATCATCTTTGCCACCAATGCTTCTTTGTTACTGCCTTTTTGGCTTCCATCATCTTCCGGTTCATTTCTTCGGCAGCGAACTTCCGGCTGTAATATTCCATATTTTTGAGGATATCATCTAACTCATCAGAAGTTAAACCAGCCTGTTGTCTTAATGTAACATAGCTAGTTATCCCGGAGTTTAATAATTGACAAACTGTATCAAACTGAAATTTACTAGGCATTATCTACATTTTCTCTTTCAGTAATGTTTTCTACTTTACTCTTTCCTGGATTATCCATATGATTACCACAGCTCGGACAATATTCAGAAAATACAAACTGATGTAAATTATTCATTAATGGTCCTTGGGCACAGTTAGAACATACTACCCAACTTACACTACCATTTCCAACTATAATAGGATGTGAGACCCAACTTGCCATAGCTAATACCTCCCTTATTCCTTAATCCATACAATAAATTGGCCAAAACCACAAGGAGTTATTGAACTTACATGAGACAGAAGTAAATCAGAATGTTCTACAATGAGTTCACCTTTATGTCCGAAGAATAATTGTTTTCGGACTTTATTCAATATTGATAAATTGATGTCATTATCTACTACTTGAATAAAATCCAATACGCTCATAATATATACTTCCTATAATAAATATTTGGTCGAGGTGACAAGACTTGAACTTGCGACCCCATGCTCCCAAAGCACGTACGCTACCAACTGCGCTACACCTCGATGATAATCCCGAACAGACTTCAGAGCTTACCGACTGCCCTTACTGACTGCACTTTACCGGGTTCGGGACTCGACCCGTATATCAACTAACGCATGATATTGAGTGGATTACCCAATACTCTCGGTACTTATCGGCTCGGTCAGCCAGTAGGCGATACAACCTATGTTTGCTTGGAGGGAATATAATCCTTACTTATCATCACTTCCCAAGCTACCCAATCACCACTGTGATGTCCGATTAGGCTCTGTTAAGTTATTATCGACAGATAATCACATTCTGCCGAAGGCTTTGGTGCGCTTGGAGAGATTTGAACTCTCGACCCCTTGATTAAAAGTCAAGTGCTGCTACCGTCTGAGCTACAAGCACATAGAAGGTTGCCATTTGCTTTCTTCCTCGCAAGGAGTTTATGCTAACTGCCGATGGCTCGACGGGGAGTAGGTTTTCATCTCCCGTAGTCTCCGCAGAGGCTACCCGCTATTGTGGTGGACATTCAAGGACTTGAACCTTGGACCAATCGGTTATGAGCCGATAGCTCTGACCAACTGAGCTAAATGTCCATATTTGGTGACCCGTGATAGAGTTGAACTATCGTCTCCGCCGTGAAAGGGCAGTGTCTTAACCGCTTGACCAACGGGCCATATAATATGTTTGAGACGATACCCCACGCTCTTCGGAGGAAGTTTCTGTAATCCCTGTCCCACTAGCAGACAGCCTCCGCCCTACGGATTTTAACCGCATCAGCAAATTTTAGTTATAGTCCATATCTGCAAATGACTTAAAAGGTGGTAATATCGAAATGCAACTCCGATATTACACATCCCTGTATTTTACTTCTTGCAGAGACCCATTGAAGGCTTTTTCTCTCCCCGTCTGTTGCATAGAGGTTTGAGGAGTTTCGCATCTCGTGGAGTATTTTCATAGTTGGTAGCTACTCCAACTATAAGGGCATACTCTTAACCATGTGGTGCGAGTAATCGGATTTGAACCGATATGGATTTCTCCGACGGATTTTAAGTCCGTTGCGTCTGCCTGTTTCGCCATACTCGCAATTAAAACTCCTTTATACTATTATATAACATTTCATACTTATCATTAACCCAGTCACTATGAAAATGCCCAAAATACCATTTATTGAAATCTAACTTATCTGCAATGGTCTGCAGCCATTCCTCTGTACTTTTATCTACAGTAGATTGGTCGATAAAAGGTAAAAACAGATGTAGGGGTTCTGTTGAAATAGGACAAGTGTGAGATAATACTGTGTCGACTTTCCAACCCACATTATCTAATTGCTTTTCTACATATGACTTAATATCATCATTGGGTTGTTCACTCTCAAACCAAGCAGAACCTCTGGAAAGTCTATAGTACTTATCTACAGAATATGCTCCACCAATTACAAGTGTTTTATACCCATTAAAATCATAGAACTCACCATCTTTAGCAAATATCTGATTCGGGTATTTGGGATTTACATAAGCAGATGCTCCAAATTGTTCTTGTAATTCATACCCCGAAACATTATAAGGTCTTTCTTCGTGATTACCATGTATACAGAAAAATGTCAGAGGAATTTCAGATACAAATTTCTTTAACTTCTTAGCCCGTTTATCATCATGTCCATTGTGTACAAAATAGTTTAATCCAGCATCACCTAAAACAATCATAACATCATCAAGAGTTGTTTGCATTTTATCTGCAAACTCTGCTATGTGATTAAAATTTCCGTGAGTATCTCCTGTGATATAAATCATTTTTTTCATATCCTTTAAAGAAACGGTGTTAGGGTTAAAGAGCATTGGGCACATATCGGCTTGCCAGTTCACCAAAGACTGTTACTACTTTGGTCAATGCTCGTGTCAGGAGCCTACTTTCCTCAGCAAGGCTCAACCTTGCTTGTTGGGTTCATTATCCCAAGTTCCCTCTGTCTGATTTATATACCGCAAGTATGAGGTGGGTGGGCAGTTGCAACTCCCCAGTGCGGTTGTTAATGCCTTTTGAGGCGCATCCTCGGGAGCTACCCGATTTCCTCACTCCGTTTGCAGATTCGAACTGCGTACACGCCTTTACGGAGATATAATGATGAAGTAGGTTAGGATTCGCACCTAACAGGGCAGTTAGCCAAATGTCGTGTGTCGGTAACTCTGCCAACCTCATCAAGCCTTTCACTTGAACTTGCACTCTTAATGAGCATACACATTCCAGCCTTGCGTTTATCTTTCGCCACTACTTCATATTATAAATAAACGGCTTTGTTCCTTTCTTGTGCTTGCTAAAACTGTCTATAGCACGAATTCCAGCGGTCATGACCTCCGCTCACATTTAGTTAGCTTGTTATGGTATCTCTCATATTGCTCTCGTACCGCCCCAATAGTAAAGGTGAACTCTCCGAGTTTAATGTACACTCTGCTCGGTTTTCGTTGCCGTTTATTATTTATTAAGTTATCAAGTTGCTATGTTTATTATAACGATTGGTAAATTAGAATCCCAGCTGAATCAAAGTTTCTACTACTACATCTTCTGTAACATAACCTTTTTCAGATAGCTGCTCCGATAACCAATCAATATACTTTGATATATTTTCCTGCAATTCTTCAGTAGTATAATACTTAGGAACTACATTTTCTTTCCGCATTTTAGCCTTAGCCTGTTCTACCATCTGAGGTATTACATCTAAGCATTCAGATAAGCAGTCCTGAATAAATTTCTTCTTTGGAAACCTCTTATCTTTCTTTGTCCGCTTTACATCATTTTCAAAATTATATACTTCTTGTCTCCAATGTGGAACATATGAAGTATCTGGATAAAGTTTAAGCAGAATCAAATGCTTATACATCTGTCTCTGATTTCGGTCGGTTAAATCTGCTCGAATTTCTTTATCGAATTTAGATAACCTAAATATATATAATTTCATTTATATCAACTCCAATATAATAACGATTAGCGTTCTGGAACCCAACCATCATCTAAGTGACATCTATAATGACCACTATAATCATATTCAATTTTACATTCATCGGACGGTCTTATACCAAAATCTAACTTAATCTGATTTATTACATAATCTTCAGTAATATTAGGATTCAGAAAAATAGTAGCTCTTCCTTGATTATCCCAATCAACTCTACCCCGTGGATAATAGTTATATGGTTTCTTATTTGGCTTTATATCTGCCCATAATCTCTTATGATTATAAGTATCCCCTGATTTTGCAATACCGTCTACAGTATCTACAGAACCAAAAGGGTAAGAAAGCAATTTTTCTTCATCATCAAGATACCAGAAGATACCATTAGTAGATTCTTTTGCTCCTTTAATATACTTTTTCATTTATCTCAACTCCAGATAATTTGGCATTTCTAACCCTTCAGGAATAGAAATATCTGAATTATTCATATCCCATAAGAAGCAAACGAGTTCCCAATTATTTTCAAATTTATCTGCATATTTCTTAATAGATACTTTTGATTTCATAAATTCTTGAAGTTCTTTTCGCTGACTACTGTTGAGTTTATCTTCTTTACCTTCGTGAAGAAAATACTCTGCTTTATCTATTCTAATGCACGAATGGAACTTATCCCAATTATCTGAATGCAGATGAAAATGAGGAATGTTTCCTGCATCATTCGTATTAACATACACTTCAAGTTCACCTATGAAACCCACTCTGGATATTCCATATATGTTTTGCTTATCTTTAAAAGGCATCATTATCTCGAAAGGTAGCTAATCTTTCGCTCCCTGATATCTATTATTATATAACGATTCTTAAATTTAATTAATACCGTCTTTGAATATATTCATATATTGATATACATACACTAGTACAGAATTGAAAAAGACCTCACTCTGTGTGTCGCCTTTATCATGAGCCAACTTTGCAAGATTCTTTGTATGTTCAATGAATTCATCCATGATTATTTCTCCTTAGAATACTTATCAAAAAGTTCTACATACATTGCATAATCTCTTGGAGCCAACTTATCTACTTTTGCTTCTTTCATATAATCGATAATGAATGCTAGAGCCTTCTTTATATACTCTTTATCAGTGTCATCTACCATCTTAGTGATGCTATTGATTACACTTGTTGAAGGATTATCCTTACCTGCCTTGAAATAATTATAAGACTCTGTATTATTTATAAGGGGCTTATTCTTTCTTGGCTGTTCCGGTTCAACTTCATCAAAGTAAGCAGTATACAATTCTATATCTGGAAATACCTGATGAATTCTATGAAAGGTTTCTTCACTGGGCAGATACTTTCCTGCAATATAATCAGAAATAGTAGTTCTGTGCACGCCTACAGTCCGGCCAAGAGACGACTGCGTAATCTTAGGCTTGTGATTGACCATTCTTTCTTTGAGTAATTTGCCAAAGTTTGACATGTAATATCCTCCTTATACTATTTGTAATTCGTTGTCACAATCGCTAGGTAGCCTAACTACTTCAACAGGGCTATTTGCCCCTAAAGAGAAGTAATGCATTCTATCAATGCAGAAACTATTAGGTGGCTGAGTATTTGGAGCTATTCGTGGAATTGCATTAGCAAACTTTACAAACTTCATATCATTCATGGGATGCTTAAATATAGCCCCAATAGGTAACTGATTGAATCTCATACTTGCTCCTTTCGTGCTATTTAATATCTTATTCACTATAACGATTCATAAAAATATTAGGTGCAGAATATAATTCTACACCTAATAAGACAGAGTATGTTAACAGATATGATTAAATCTCTACTATTGCAGGACTCATAAGAATCCACCCTTTGTTAATCTTGCCCCAATTGCCACATGTTTCAGTAATTGTTACCTTGCTTCCCTTAGGCAGTACTTTAACTTTTGCTTTATCAAGACCAGGACCGCTGAATACATATACACCAGTAGCAGCATTTACTTGATAGATGCAAGATTTAGATTTTTCAACAGGCTTTTCTTCTTTTTTAGATTCAGCCTTAACTTCTTCCTTGACTTCAGATGCAGGTTCAGCTTCTACAACAGGCTCAACTTTAACCTCTTCTTTTACTTCCTCTACTACTTCAACAGGCTCTTCAACCTTCTTCTTTTTAGTGGAAGTAGACTTCTTCTTTGTAGTCTTCGGCTTTTCTTCAGTTACTACTTCTTCAACTGCTTCTACAACAGGCTCTTCGACTACTTCTGCCTTTTTCTTAGTTGCCATATCAAATTCTCCTTTATATTTTTTATAAGTGATTAAACGTCACCTTCTGTGAAGTCCCATAACTCTAAAGCAGCCTTAGCCTCTTCATAAGATACAGATAAACCGGATACTTTATTAAGATATGCCCTTATTGCATTGATATCAGGATAAAGTGCACGAGCCTCTCCAGGATTTTCGTCCCAATATTGATTTAAGTATCGGCAGAATTGTTTGATTTTGTCATCGCCCATCCTATTCATCCAAGCCCATCTCTGCCAATCGTATAATTCATTAACTCTATCATCCTGACTAACATCTGTTCTATCATTGATAGCATCAAATGTATCTTCATCCATTCCTTCTACAATGTCAACAAGAGTACCTAATGCGTCACAGAACTCTTCAATCTTCTTGATATCTCTCATATTGATTTCTCCTTTAATCTTTCTTATGTGGTCTGTTATCCCACAAAATATTTAATATTATTCTAATTCTTGACCTTCTAGGCTCATCGCCTACGCTGTTATACTTGTATACAAGGTTATATTTTTTAAGAGATTCTTCGTAAGAATCAATTATTGCTTGCTTTATCTCATAATCTTCTATATATGAAATATAATCTTTTACTCTATCTAATCTGTGGTCAGGATAATCTTTTGGGTCAGGGACTAATCCTCTACAAGCAAAATCTAATGCACAAGAAGTTGTTATTCTATTATCTAAACTAGATTCTATTTCTCTTGTTTGTTTCGCTAATTCCAACACTGCTAAATAAGGCCCTTGTGCCTCTGCTAATTCTAGATATGTTGGATTTTGATTTAGCGCCATTAGTTCTGAACTCTTCTTACTCTACTATCAATGTCGTCAATAACATTCTTTGCTGAAGTACGCTCAAGAGTACCATTACCTGTATAAGTAGAAGGGCCGCCACCTTCGTCTGTATGAACAACTATAGCATAATTGATAGGATTATCACTATCGGGGAAGATAGTAAGATGTTCTACTTCGCTCCATTGTCTTCCATTGTAATCCCAACTTGCACCCGATGTTCTCTTTCCGAAATGTACCGGAATATTATTATTGATGAAATACATCAAGATTTTCTTCGGTAACCAGCAATTCTTTTCTTCAAATGTAAATAGCCCTTTAGAATCGGGGAGGTCATATTTCTTCTCAAAATCAGTTCTAGTATCTTCATACTGTGCATCTTTGAGAATTAATCTATCCATTGCTTTGAATACATCTTTATGTAAATCATTCCATCTCCATCCAAAACTATTATCCGCTTCACAAGAACCGGCTAATTCACTCCAACCGAGTAAGTGTGCAGCATAGCAATAAGTTAGGAGTTTATTTTCATCTTTTATTGCTTTGACATTTACTTTGCTACCTTTGTCACGATAATCTTTGAGTTTCTTTATAATTGCTGCACTTGGTTTGTACTGTTCAATATCAATAGTGCGGAGATGCTCCATTAACTTGTCATCTGCTTCTTGTGCTGCCTTACGCTTCGCTTCAACTTTTTCGTCATATCTTCTTTTAACTTCGGCAGGGTCCGCATAAAAGTAAATCTTACCTAAAGAAAGATAGGGCTGAATATATTTTGCACCAAGGGCATTCTTAAGAAGAGGTCTAAACTTATCTGCATCAGCTTGTGAAAACTTCCACATACCATTGTCAAGTGCAAAGTTAGTCTTGTCTCTATTTCTTTCTATTACATCAGGAGTTGAATAATATCCAAATCCTAGAAGTGATTTTATCATTTCAATAGTACTAACTTCTTTAGCAGCCTTCACATAAATCTTCATATTGATGCCCTCTCAATATTATAAGTTGTTATATTCTTCGTAGGAACCTACAAAATATTCGCTATCGCTGATTTCGCAAGCCTCATTGTTGAAGCACATACCTTCAAGTGCCTTTACCGTTGTAGACGGAGGTAATCCAATGTCCTCTTGGACAGCCCTGAGACCAATAGCAGGATATCTATCATTTGCCTTATCAAACCTCTTAGTAATGATTTGACCGTGATATGCTTCGTCTATTTGTGCACCATACTTGTTCCTAGAAGATGCTCCAAAATATTCTGAGAAGTAATCGTCAACTATATCATAGATTAATGATATAATTGTCTGTTGTTCTATGTCAGATAAACCACCTCTAGGGCTTATATATTGAGGAATTGCTGAAATTATGATATCGTCAGCAGTGTGTTCTTTTAATTCTTTTCGATAATCGTCCATCAAGTCGTTAAACATATCATGGGCTACATCAAATAAATCGGACTGTCTGCTGGCATATACTCTTGATGCAAAGATAGGGTCATTTGTACCTAACAATTCTGATGCACATATTGGATTCGGACAAGCGTCCCAAACTTCAAGAATTTCTTCTAATGAAAGATTAACTCCTTCGTCTAAGAAGAATTCTTTTATATCTCTAGCAGACCATTTTGATTTTCCTGATTCTTCAATACCTGCATCTAATTGTTCTGCAAGTTCATAAATATCATAATCCATGTCCATTCTCCTATTCAAAATAATTAAGTTTTTATTCAGATGTATCAATTATATAAAATTGCAGCAATTTCTTCTACATCACGCAACTTGCCTTTTGCAATATCTAAGATACACGCAATCATATCATCTTCACTACAGGTATAATCGCAGATGATTGCACCTATGATGGCAGCGGTTCGTTTGTTTCCGTCCTGAAATCCATGACCTATAGTAATAGACCGTATTAATGCACTTGCTAACAATCTATCATCTTCGTACCATTGTTGAACACTTAATGCAGACAGTAGATTATCTTCATTTATAACTACCGACTGCTCTCCAGCAATAGTACATACAGCAATATTTACACCTACAAGTTCATCAAAAGAAATCATTTACCTAACACCTTCATAGCCTTTGCATACTTTTTAATGTAAGGCATAGCCTTGTTATAACCCCTTTGTTGAGAAGCATTCATAACAGGTTTAGTTGTACTTGTTCGTCTGTAAAGTTTCATTATGCTTACTGGCCTTTCACAAAGTAATTATGTATTTTTCCACTATATCTCCTTGTTATTTCAATAATCTTGGTCTTAAAATCCAATTACTTGGAGGTACGCTAGCAAACCCCGGTCTAGCACCGTAGTCATAGCCTGCAGGATATTCCAAAGGTTCTTTTATCTGACAAGATATTCTCATAGGACTAAGGTCTCCGTTATCTATTTTACTGAAAATAGGGCTATTAGGATTCTGGCAATAATAGGCGTAATTTGCGCCATCCTCATCTTTGAAGTAACAGACGTATGCTTCTCCGCCTTTACTATAATCATAATCAAATGTACTATCAGGATATAAAGTTAATGTCTTTCTAACATATCCTGCACCCGCATAATCAAATGTGCGACCTCTATTTCTATTTGAACGGATATACTTCTTCATTATGTTTCCTGGCCTTTCACAAAGTAATTCATCTGTTTATTCCTCTTCTCCATCACTATTTTCTTCGTTAATATCTTCGATAATTTCGTCTAAATACATATCAGTGTAGTCAGCATAATCATTTGGGCAGTTACTAATTTCCAATACGCGTTCATCAGAATCAAAATTAAAATAGACACCATAATCTATACCACCAGCGTTTATTGATACTCGCCAGTCATAAATGTCATCAAGTCCATTCTGCACCTTTTTAAGACAATAAATTAAACTGTCTACTGTGTTTTCAATATCTGTTGTGTAAGTCATAGTGTGAATTCTCCTGATTTTTTATTTGTTTATTTCAATACCTTAATCATCAAAATATAAATTTCCAACCATCTTTTTCTGTGTAAATAAAAGATAAGAATTCTCTAGTTCCATCAAATTCTACACCACCTGAAAAGCCAAAGTACCCGTATCTTCGTTCTAGGAAAATACGGGTACTATAAGATTGCTTTATGACTAACTCATCATACATCAGGTCTACAACGCTATGAGTCAATCCAATTATATTTTGTGATGAGAAATATACATATATGTCTGAGCCATAATCTTTTACTTCGTATGTAAATTCTAATTCAGGAATATTTGTTATTTCACGAATTTCCTGAAATAAGTCCTCAAATGGTATACTATCTATAAAATCTTGTTTATTTACCATTTACTCCTCCTGACCTTTCACAAAGTAATTTAATTATTGCTCAAACCATCCAGAAGTACTAACCCAGTTATCAAATGCATTTTGAATAAGCGAGTCTATCTGTTCTGCATCACCGATATAGTCTCCCCACTCATTCATAAAGCTATCAGCCATATAAGAAAACTTGTCATTAAATTCCCTGAGCATTGCCTCCGGTGTTCTTCTAATGCTGTCTTCAGGCGTCCACATAATTTATTCTCCTTTACATCTCTTGATTCTTAATGAAATAATTCATCTGTTTATTCCAATATCTTAACCACTCATCTAATGTACTCTGAACATCTGATGTCTGGTTAGGATATGCATAATCTATTACATCTATATATGGTTGAATAACGATTTTTATTGCATCAAGTCCGCTCTGTAAATCATATTTCTTGATGTCAATATATTCACAAGGGAAATCAAGAGTAGGAACTGTTTCGCATTTCTCTACTAATAACTCACCTAATGTATCTATCTCTTCGACTAATTCTGAATACATGTCTTCAGACATTGTATGTAACTTCATCATATCAGGGCCCGAAGACATCCAATGTATGATGTATAAGTTTCTATATGCTTGAATTGCTGCTTGGAATACTTCGCTTAATATCTTACAAGCATCACACTCTAACAGTTCGTCGCATTTTTCAATATCATAACCATCATCAGATACATCAATAGAATATGATTGAGGCTCTTCAGTTAATGTGTCGAAGAACTCATCTTGATTAATTATATCATCAACATAATTAAGTGTATCTGCCGGAGGGCAGTTTGCTTCAAGAAGTAATACATCAATATCATCTGATGCTTGAATCTTCTTTAATGTTATGTTGATATGAGCAGATGCTGCTGCAGATTGTTCCACGTCTTCTTCACCTCCGTTATTTTCAGTTGAATCTTGAGCTTCTTCGGATTCATTGTTAGTTTGATTTTTATTTTCTCCAGGTTGCTGGATTACTCTATCTAATGAAGTATCAGAATTAAGCTTTGTCTGATACCTCTTTCTGAGCTCTGCTTGAATGCTTTCTAATATAGGGCGAATCATATTAAATCCGTCTTCTATTGAAGCTTCGTTGCTAGTTTCAGAAACAGCTTCACCTTCTTCGTTTTTAAGCTGTACATCAGATTGCGCTTCTTTTTCTTCGGCTGACATCTGTCTGTCTGAAGAAACTGTTCCAATATGTTCTATATATTTGTATATCCAATCTATAACTTCGAGTAAAGTTAAGTTGTCTATCTTACCTACATCGTCATCTCCATTATCTGTTTCGCAAATTAATTCATATCTCAATTCATCATGAGCTATGTTATACCAATCACCGGAATCATTTATTGAACATTTGCTTAAATCTACACCTAATAAACCTGTTCCGCTTGAAATAGCAGTTTCAAGTGATATGTCGTTGAATATTTCGCCCCTTTTACTTTCAGGTCCACCATATTCATCAATCATGAAAGTGTAGTCATTAGTTTTATTGCCGTCTTCACCAACATTAGGACTAAATCTAGTACCTACAAGTTTTGTTACAGTATCACGTAACTTTGAATCAGATTGAAGCTTTTGATAAGACAGATTATCAATTGCTTTTGTGATATCTGAGAATGCTTCACCTATATTTGTAGCAGTTATAAATGTTACAAGATTAACATCAGAATTACTACCTTTAGGTCTACATGTAAATTTTGCAGTAACGCTTCCATTCTTATTTTCTACCGAAACATCATTCATTTCATATCCGTAGAAAATACCTTCAAAACTTCTAGTGAAATTTCCTAGAAGTTGTTGTATTATTCTAGATATATTAAATGTAGGTAATCCTGCCATTATTATTCTCCTAGAAGTAATAAGCCCACAGGCGACCTATAAAGATTACCTGTGGGCAGTTGTTGGTTGATAGTGTAGATTATCTACGACGAATTCTACGGGAAGCAGCAACCTTGCGAGCTCTCATTCTACGAGCAGCTGCAATCTTGCGACCACGAACTCTTGTGGACTCCTCAACAACTTCCTCATCACCCTCAGGTGTAACGGTGATTTCTTCGTCACCTACTGTGAAAGTAACTTCTGTTGTCTCATCGTCTACTTCATAATCAACAGGCTCACCTGTTGCTTCTGCAAGAACCTCTGCAACATCAGATGCCTCGAAAAGGATTTCCTCTTCAACAGGCTCGTCAAACTCTTCGACATCGTCAACATCGTCAATAGGCTCATCGATGATTTCATCCTCGACGAAGTCCTCATCAGCACGAATAGCTTTACGAGATGCACGAACGGGGCGCTTAGCAGAAGGAGCTGCCTTCTTGCTTGCACGTACTGTCTTTGTGAATTTCATATTCTTTTCTCCTTAATTAATTAAGTGCTACTAACTTGTTCTTCTTCGCTTCAAGTTCCTGCCTTATTGCTTCTAACTCTGCATTTGCTTCTGTTAGTAAGGTTTCACCATCTAGCGATACATTAGAACCTTCCACAGTATACTTACTTCGTGTACGACCTAATGCCTTCTTCATATTTGCTTCAGACATTCTTACCAGATAATCTATCCAAGTATCATTTTTAATCTCACTTACATCTTGATAATCAGGAACATAAGTGATAGTTACTTGGGTAGGCATTGGCTCACGATGAGATATATAAACAACTTCATTATCTTCATCATGTTTCCACTGAAAGTCAGTAGATAATGTATTTCTAACTTGTGCCATCGCCATTTCTGTCATGATAGGGTCTATATTTAAAGACGATGTCTGACCGATGGCTGAGTAAGTATTTACTGCTGCGGCTACCTGGAATACATTTCCACTGTCGATAGAACTCATTACAAGTCCTACACGAGGATAAGCACACTGAACATTCAAAACCTTTTTGGTTTTGATTCCCAATTCAACAAGGTCAATCCTGTGCTGAAATGGAACTGTCAAATCGACAGGTGTCTTCATATATCGTTTTAACTCACGGAATGCAATTTGCACTGCTTGTTCAACTTGTAATTGTTCGACATTCTCATTAGAGGGGATACCGAGCATGAAGCTAACTTGCTGTACTATTTCTTGCATTGTCATAAGTCAACGTCACCTCAGAAGGAATTAGCCCTGAGAAGAACCTGTGCTGAACTCAAAACCCTGGTCTTCAAGTGCAGGAGCAATCTCTCCAACATACTGAACATCAGCATCTGTTGCTTCCCAATCATAGGAACCAGCACGCATTGCTGCACGAAGAGCTGCGATAAGACCTGGATGAGCAACCTGCTTATTGAAGAATTCCTCAGGTGTCATTCCTGCGCCATAACCATCTACGTTTGTATCGTAGTAGTTGTCGGGTGCATCATAAGATGCAAAAACCGGGTTATCAGCTGCTGCATTCGTAGGAACAAATGTAGCACAAATCTGATTAGCAGGAACTGCTGCAGAATCAACAGGCTTTGTGTAAGTAATGGTAATAGTTGCCATTTCTTTTGCCTCCTTATAAGATAAAAAATTTGAACTATCTCGATGACCAGTCGAGAAAACAAATTTCACTTCTAACGCTATATAAGGTTAAATAATTTTATATTATTCTTCGTCAATAGGCTCTTCTGTGAAATAATCACCAACTTCACTTATTCCAACTGCAATTGCTTCAGAAACTTTGTCAAGGATAGCAATAGCCTCTTGGCACTTGTCTTCTCTCCAAAGCTTTTCAATTCCGGCAATGAAATAATCGAAATCATCTGAAAGTACATCAGACTTCTCATCGACAATATCTGATAAACTCTTTGCCTTCTCTTCATCTTCGGCAGCAGTAATCTTACTGTACTTAGGATTAGGTCTAAATCTAAATTCCATGATTAAATCTCCTTTACATAGATTTTATTAAATCATTATGATTCATAAAAGGTTTATTAAAATCGTTATATAATATAATTGTATAAGAATACAAGGAGGCCTAATATGAAAATTCCCAAGATTGTTATAACAGGAGGCCCATGTGCCGGAAAGTCGTCTGTTATGCCGAGGTTACAAGAAGACCTAGAAAAGATGGGATACAAAGTTTTAATTGTATCAGAATCTGCTACAGACTTTTTAACACATGGAGCAAAATATAGCGACCCAAAGTTCCAACGATACTTGATAGAGTACCAACTTGAAAGAGAAAGAATCTACGAAGATTTTGCAAGACAACAGACAGATAAAACAATAATGTTTCTAGACCGCGGATGTCTTGACTGCAAGGCGTATATGTCAGAAGATGAATGGTCCGAAGTCCTCAAGGAACTTCATACTAATGAAATAGAAGTTAGAGATAGTTATTATGCAGTATTCCATCTGATGTCTACGGCTAGAAATAAAGATTTAATCTATACTCAAGAAAATAATGCGGCAAGATTTGAATCAAGCGAAGAAGCCGCTATAGCCGCAGATGATGCAGTATATGATGTATGGGCTTCACATCCTAGGAGGGTTGTTATAGACAATTATCCTGACTTTGAGGATAAGGTCAGAAAGTTAATAGAAGAGATACTTAATATACTTGAGTAAATGCGATACATTTAATCTCATAAGTAAGAACTAATAGTAATAAACCTCCGATGCATTAGGTCGGAGGTTTAATTTATATATTATCTAAATAGCAATTAATAGGGTCAGGAGTGGCTTTTACATAAATCTTCATAAACTATATCCCCCTATATTAATCATCAAGACCCATTCTACGGAGCTTATCTCTTTCAATCTGCTCATCTACCCATCTATCATAGGCGGTATAAGTATCCTCTTCTTCCTCTATGGGCTGACCAAAATTATCTGCTTCGGCTTCTTCATATGAAGATAACTGCCATTCATTGCCATCAGATATCATATCTTCCCAAGGACAACTTAAACATAAATCTTCCGGAATACTTGTACATTCAATACCGTTCTTTAAGAAATCGTTGATATCAAAGAACTCATCTAGCGAATAAGGATATTCAATCTTCCAATAAGGAGTTTCGTCAGGATACCAATCACTAACTTTGATAATAGCGCCCTCGGGAGGAATAACACCTTCTTCAACAAGAGTTATTATATCGTTGAATAACTCATCATTCTTTTCACATTTAGTAAATTCTTTCATGAATAAACTCCTTATCTGTACTGATATACTAATTCTTCATCGTCATTAGCATAAGGAATGATAAGGTCATAAACTCCCCTAAGTACACCATAACCTCCACGAACTCTATAGGTGCAGTTTATTCCAAGATTATCTCTTATATCGTCTATCAATCCTTGAAGTTCATCTTCGGTCCAATCTTTACCTATGCAGCAGCGATATCCATATGTAGTAGGAGTCATATCATGAAATCGGGACCATTCAAGATAATTACAAATTCGCTTTACATTATTAGTAGTTGTACTCTTACTTGCATATATCTTCATACAATGTTACTCCTCAATTGCTTTATTTGTCCATATACTTCTTATAAATTGCGTCAAATCCGCCTTCGTATTTTTCTATCCAATCAGCACATTCTTGACGACTAGAAAATCCAGAATCATATCCATTTTCATATAAGTAATCTGATACTTTCTTAGCCTGTTCATTATTCAAATCAGAATTCTGTGAAATGAATTTAGGACTGAATATTCCATTCCAGGAACCTTTCACATATATCTTCATGTGCAAACACTCCTTTATAACATAATCATATATCAATAATATAAGGTTACATGTGATATAACGATTATTGAGGAGCGGTCCACTGCCAGGTAATTGTACCGGAATCATAGACTTGAGCATAGCCGTGAGATTCCATTATTTCTCGCTCTGTTTTGGATAAATCAATGTTATCATCTTGTAAGAAATTCTTAAGATTATGTTTCTGTGCATTCACTCTATTATATGCTTTATCATCTCGTGTATCTACCCACACATAATTTTCATTACTTGTTGATAATTTATCAAATCCAAGAGTTTTATAAAGTGCTCCACGAGTATGTGCTCTATCCGAAAATGAACGAATTCTCACAGGTGAATATCTTTTTATAAAATAAGTAAACAACTTAGAAGCTCCTCCAACAACAGAAGTATTGAGTTTATTGCAGAATCTAACTAATTCCCAACAATCAGAAAAATCTTCATTTCCTAATCCCAGTGTATTACGGAGTTTGCCAAAAGTCATGAGAGATACTAATTCATCATTATGATATAATCCAAGTCTGACTTTTGAATGTACTCCTCCTTGTCTATGGTTGGTTTGTAAGAACTCAAAACTATCCTTACCCGGAACTGTTCGTATTTCACAATTTCGCGCATATACTTTATTCAGATTATTTCCAATCAAATTGCGTAGCATTGATATAACTATATCACGCTTGTGGGTCCATTCGTATCCAAATACATGAAATAAGAAAATTCCTGATTTTTCACACAAATCAGATTTCATTCTGTGATAACTTGGAGGTGTTACGCTATCATGTCCATGCGAAGGGAATGAAGAATTATGTGTCCATGTAGGATTCATTTCTATGCCTATTTTATATTCAGGCAAATAAATGTCAATTTCATATGGTTTGATTAAATCTCGTCTATGCCGAGTTATCTGAATATTGGGATTTATCTCTTTAATATAAGTAATAAGCTCTTCTTCAAAATAAGATAAGGAATATTTTATCATGTCAAGTTTATTATGCTTACTTAAACACCAATATACAGTAGAAGCACTTGCACCCGAAGCTTCTTCTACTTGTTTATAAGTCGGCTTATCTTTGAAATGTAGTTTAATAAATTCTTCGGGATTATTTAAAAATGCTTCAAGTTCTTTTTCTTTAGATGGGTCTATCATAATAGCTTTATGGAATTCTAAAGATTCTCTATAATGAGGTCTGCCATATTTCCTGGTCATTGTATCTGCAATTTTTGATTGTATTTCGGGATTCTGTGCAGCATTTGGAAATCCGTATTTTTGAATATTAGTTTCTTTAATCTTTTCCACAAGCTTGGGAGATTGTAGAACATATGGAGCATCATACCTGTCAATCATAGTTTGTTTGACTCGTGCTTGAATATCTGGAGATTGTAAAGCATGTTCAACACCATATCTGTCTTTATTTGTTTGCTTCATCTTATTTTGTACATCTGGATTCTGCATAGGGTTATCATATCCTGTTTTAACCTTGTAATTAGCAAGACCCTTTTTGCGAAGTTCTTCTGATTGAAACGGATTTGTAACACCATAATGTTTCATCAAAGTATCTTCAGTTTTAGATTTCCAATCTTCTGTCTGACTTTTCCAATCAGCTCCAAACTTCTCTCTATTTGTTTGAATAGATTTTTCTTTGTATGCTTCTTTAAGTTGAGGAAACCTCTTAACACCATACTTATTTTGCATTGTAGAATCCATTTTACCTTTAAATTCTTCACTATGCATAGGATGGTCAACGCCATATTTATCAATCATAGTTTGCTTAGCTTTTTCACGACATTCAGCTTTAGAAAAGGGATTTCCGTTTATGAACTTGAGTTGTGTAGCACATTCTTTAGAACAGGTTTGTGGTATGCCTGTAGCACCTCCAGAACGATATTTCTCTATACTAAATGATTTTCCACAAATAACACATTCACGATAATGAATGTCTGGACAGACAGATTGAGTATTATTTTTAGGAATGAATTCTTTTCCGCATAAAGCACACTTTCGAGGATGATTAGCATAATAAGAAACAGATTGCTTATGTGCATATTCATTCTGGCATTTCTGAGAACAGCATGAAGGATAAGTAAGTGTACACTTGGATTCATAATCTGCTCCACAGTTAGCACACTTGCGTATAACAAGTTTATTACAATATTTCTGTCTAGATGATTTAGGCATAAATTCATCTCCGCAGATAACGCATCTTTTAATTTTCATATTAGAATATCCTCCTTACATAGCATAACGATATTATAATATGAAACATAATTAAATAAAAGAGTTCAATTAAAATTTGCTATAATGTTTTTGACCAAAGTCATCTACATAATATAATTACTGCAAAAATAAAAAGACCCTTGATTTCTCAAGGGTCTTGATATTTGAAGTGAAATTTAATTTTAAGTTTTAGAAAGGAGAACCGACTGGTCAGGTTGGACCTCCGTTAGTTCTGAATTATCAGAATGCGCCAAGAACCTTACCAGATACTACCGTGGCGGGATTGACGATTTTGGTTGCATACATTGTTGCGAAGCCGCTCTGTACAGATGCATTAGCAAGGCCGATGTCATCTGTCTTCATCATAGGCATATACTCGCCGTAAAGAGCGCTCGAACGACGGATGTCGTTGGACTTGCAGCACATAACCCAAGTATTAGGGTCATAGTAAGGGTCAACGTAGATTGTGTACTGGTCAAGAGTACCGAGCTTATAAGGACCAACCGGGTCTTCAGCAGAAGCTGCTACGAAACCAGGAAGTCTAGAAATAAGTGAAGCAACCTTTGTACCAACGATAAGTCTGTTCGGCCTTGCGAGGTTCGTTGCCTGATATACGCTGTTAGCAGCATCATCAAGCTTGAACTTGAAGAGGTTCAGGAAGTCCGAAGGCATAACTGCACCATTGAATGCAAGAGATGCATCCCAGTTATACTGAGGAGCATATGTTGCTGCTGCAGCGAGCTGGTTGAAGCAATAGCTGTTGATTTCAGCTGTGAGTTCGGAGAATGCAGCCTCCTTGGAAATCTCACCAATGTTTGCACCGTACTCCTGCTGAGCTGCGAATGCAGAATAGATGGACCAATAAGATGCGATTTCATGAGCCTCAGCAATCATGTTAATCTCATCGAGCTTGAGATAACCCTTAGCCATCTTTGCGCCATAGTTACCAGCTGCATCGGGACCAACTGTCTCGTTGTCATACTCATAAGTAGCAAGAACTTCGTCACCTGTGAGTGTTGTGATAACGCCTGTAGCATAATTGATTGAACCAGCAGAAGCACCGCCGCCTACAGGAATGATGTCACCAGCACCATCGTCAACATACTTTGTTGTTGTGCCGCCTGTCGTAACTGCAAAGGAAACAGAACCAGGAAGGATAGGTGTATAAGCGAGTGTGCCGTTTGCAACTGTCTCGTTCTTTACAACTCTACCTGTGAAGTTCGGGTCATAACCCTGACGGTTAACAAATGCAGAAGAAAGGATATCGCCTGCCTTTGTCTCGCCCTTTGTGTTCTCTGCGATGAACTTGAAGTAAGGAATAATCTGCTGTCTTGACTTCATTGCAACAGAACCAAATACATCAAGAACGAGGAGCTTCTGAACGAACATCGGAAGAAGCTCGACGAAATCAGGCTTTGCCATGATATTAGAAGTATTTGTAGCTGCTGTGATTGCAGACATCTTACGTGTGTTAGCGATAAGCTGGTTAGCAAAGATTCTCTGCTCAGGAGTGAGGTTAAGAGAAGCTTCTACAGACTGCCTTGCAATAGGGCGAGCCTTTCTGGAACGACCAGCTGCTGTAATAGAAGTACCAGCATTGATGCTACGAGGTGCAGAATAACCAATACGAGAAGGTCTGCTCATTCTGCTAGAAGCAGTAATGCTAGAAGGAGTAACTCTACGAGTTGTCTTTTTAATAGCCATTTTTGTCTCCTAGTGTTTAATATCTTTAATATAGTTAAGTTACAGTACTGCTAAATTGTCACTGCCGTCATCAATATCGTCAACATCTACGGGAAGAATTGCTTCTTCATAAGACGGATTAACTCCGATGTTAGATGTATTCATTGCTCCTTGGATTAAGTTTTCCAATTCACGAACGGAAGTTGACGCAGTTACTGTTAAGCCAGATGCTTGAATTCCTATCGCATTAGCATAAATATTAGCATACGCTTGCTGATATTCAAGTAATGCACTCTCCATAGCCTGAACTCTGTCCTCGAGGGACTCAAGTTCTCTATTAGAAGCAGATATCTCAGCCTTAAGATTTCTCAATTGCTCACCACGGTTTGATGCTTCTTTCGTCGCATTCGTACTTGCAACAACAGTTTTGTTAAGTTCGGAACGCAAGTCTGCAATAGCAGCATCTTTTGCTTGGATATCAGATGAGGAACTCTCAATCTTCTGTCTATAAATAAGGTTGTTTTTACGAGCCGATTCTAATTCTTTCATTATTTCAGAATTCTTATTGTTGATAGCTCGTAATTCGTTCTCAAGTTGCTTGTTAGCAACGACTAACTTCTTTCTTGATTTGTTAGATTCATTAATCTTTGATTGCATTAATTTTTCTTGACTTGCTGTTATTCTTTCGATAGTTTTTAATCTTCTTGTATATTTTGTTTTTGTTGCTAATAAATCGGAATGTAACTTCTTATTTGCTTTTACTTCCTCAAGATAAAGTTCAGTCAGGGCTCTGAGTTTCTTGCCCATTATTTCTTCTTTATCTTCATCAGAACAGTCAGGGCATTCATCATCGGCTACTCCGATATCTGCTTTACGAGCCTCAAGTTTCTTGTACTGTTCAGAATCAGGATTAAACTGTTCCTGCATTGCTTCAATTGTATTGATATTAGTGATATCACTAATATTCTTTTCAATTGCAGCACATACTCTCTTATATTTAACCTGGTCGTCAAGATTCTTTGATGCAGCTATCTGCTGGAACTCAGGAATTGCGTCTACATAAGCAGGGAACGCAACTAAATCAAAACCTCTAAATACAAATGTTTCGGGGTCTACATTTCCTTCGGAATCTACATCACCTGCGCCACGAATCGAGATGCCCCACTGCACGCCTGCGTCAATAAATGATTTAACTATACGACCTACAGGAGTATCAATAAGGTCAAATGTACCATAAATCTCATCGTTATCTGTGATTTCCATTGATGTCATGACAATACAAGCATCTTTGAAGTCTTGACATCCAGGGTCTTCAGGGTGACCTAAGAATCCGATGTAGTAGCCATGTTCGATAGCATCCTTGTACTCATCGGAAGCAAGTAAATGTTCAAATAACTCACGATTTAATTTCATATCGTTGTTATTGAATACTGCTGCGTCACAGCACTTTCCGGTGAAAGTTCCGATAATTGAGGATTTCTTCGGCTCTTCTATAGCTGATGTTATTTTAGCTTTATTAGCCATTTATAATCGCCTCCATAGGTATGTATATATGATTATAGATGCCATTATAAAAGGTTATTAATTAAATATTGACGAACCCATCAACTAAAGTTAATGGGATTTCATAGGAAGGATGCTATTATTGTGAACCATTACTGGGAGCCTTATTCCTACAGGTGTCGCCAAGCCGCCGCTATACAGTCACTCAAAATTGAGTTTCTGCTTACTTGTAATTTTGTAGTTCCTTAATGTGCGAAAGTCATTATGCACTACATTTTTACGGAAGTCTAACCGACATTTAAGATTTTACCTTGCGAATGATTAGTCGCAAGAACCTCATATCTTAACTTGTCAAGGAACGATATACTTAAATTATATGATTTCGTTTAGACGAAATCAAGCGGGCTTACATCCCTGAAGCTAAAGCATCAGGGTTTTACGCCTGAATTATATAAAAGCAGGCCTAAATTGACCTGCTTTAGAGGTAATTGCTCATATCTGCCGCATATTTTGTATCACTGCAAGCATCAACGTCTTCGTAGACATTAAGGCATTCTGCAAACTTAGGATGTTCTTCAAAGAATTCATCAAGAGCAGAACCACTAAGAACTCTATCACGTATATCTGCAAGTAAATCATTTTTCCCTGCAAGTGAACCGGGCCAGAACTGATATTTTTCATGCGGGTCTGAACGATTGATAAAGATATAGAGAGGAGCCATCTTGCTATATATGTCAAAGAATCTGCTTCCTTGACCTTCTGCCGAAGTATCCCATCTACCCACTGCATCCCAGTCTATTCCGCCGTGATTATCAATTCTACTTCCGATACGAGCAAGTTTTACTGCTCCTTCAAATGTAAGAGGTTGCCACAGTTCAAGTCCACCATCTTCTGCTAACTTTACTGCTTCATCAGAAGTAGGTTCGCCATTGAATTGTTTCCAAGCTCTACGAGATTTTGCACTTGCTTGTATATAACTTGACGGATACTTCGTGAATTTTCTCTTCATATTAAATAGTTCTCCTTTATATGATATCAGGTGCTTCGTCTAATTCGACTAAATCTACATTCAGTTCAACTCCGCGATGATAAAGATGAACATAGAAAGAACTATCAATTAAATCTGAACTACTGAGATTTTCAATAGACTGAATGCTCTCATTAAATTCTTCGGTATCTATATCGTCTCTGTTTTCCCACCAATATCTATAATTCATGAGTAAATATTCTTTAACAGAATCTAATGAAGTATAGATTCTTTCTACCCATGTATCATTATATTGGCCAGTGGCAGTGATTACAAATACTTTGCTCATTGTAATTCTCCAATTACTTCATATCGTTTCCGATTAACTTACTAGTGAGTCTGACCATGCCGCCGATTGCTAATGTCTTGAGAGCCTCTGAAATAAGTCCGCCCTCGACTACTTCACCTTCATCAGTGACATCTTGAATTTCCTCAAATTCTACACCGTCTGCTCCAAGTTCATCATAAGTCTCTTCGACAATATCTGTAACTTCATCAACTACTTCCGGCTCCACCTCAACATCTTCGGCATTGTTGTAGTCGATACGATATTGAGAATCACCAATAGTGATTAAAGCAAAATTTTCGTTGTCAAATACATTGATGTCTTTGTCTGCTAACTCATCTATCTGACGAAGGAAATCTAAAAGGGCTGCAGGCGTAAATAATGTTTCATTATCCATTTATATCATCTCCTTAAAAAGAACTCCTACATTAATCTTTATTATAGAATAAGATATTCATTTCATATTCTACAATAGCATTAATGATGTCTTCAAAATCTGCTTCATCACCAGGTAACTGAGAGTCTGCACACCAATCAATATCATAATCAGCAACAGATTTCTTAATCTTCTGAGCTAATTCGGATTCATAATCGTATAATAAATCATACGCTTCTTTTTTCAATTGTTTAGCGACTTTGTCCTTAATAGAATCCATATCGTTGCTTGCTGATACTCTCTTCTTGCCGCTAACTTTTGTAGAAGCATCTAAGAAGAAATCTTCGAGTTCTTGCTGGCTTGGATTCATTCCACCCGATGTTCTAGGAGCAACAGGTTCAGTTATGATTTCTTCAGGCATCTCTGAAAGTTCCGGCTGTGTACCATATTGATACTTTCCTTTTCTCTGCTTGAGATAATCGTAGCATTCGTAAACATCTGCAACAGTGATACCTGAATGCATATAATCAACTTCTTCAGCATCATTATTTCTCTTCCAATCAGTAGAAGGAATACCATAATCTTCAAAGTAGATTTTTACAACTTGCTTTGCTTTATCTGCGAACCAATTACGAATATCTGCTTCAGATTTTCCGCGGAAACCGCTTTGCCAATCTGTATCATCTACTTCTAAGTCAGTACCGTTGACATCTGCATATCCCCAGTACTTACCCATGCGACCGCTATTCTCCCAGATGCCGTCTGAAAGTTGCCCTAATACGCTATCAACAACTTCTGCTCTCATCTTGTTTCCTAATGGAATAGTAATCATATTTGTATCTCCTTTGCTAATTATTCAATACACTTTGTATATTCTTCATCAAATTCCCAAAAGAGTGGAGTGACATATTTTTGTAAATCACTCGGCTTCTTAATCTTTCTCATATCATAAGTAGTTCTGATAGTGAATTCAAAATCATCTACTTTACAATCTACTTCAATTGTTTTAGAATCCTCATCGATGTATGCTCTCAAATCAATGATATCATCCATCTGAAATGAATATGATTCTTCATGTCTTAACCTATCTTCAAGAGGGATTTCAATATATTCTATTTCATCATCACGAGTGAAGAAATCATCGTTTTCAAGGAAAGACTGTGCTTTTATTTCTTCTTGCGATTTTACCCAATCTTGAATTCTCTTAGACGCAGTGATTTTTTGATTCTTACGTATCTTCATCTTTATACTCCTTATGTTGTCCAAACATTCCAAACTTCCTCGGGATATTGAGGAGGATATATAAATCTTAATCCATTAAGTTGCTCAAGTCCTCCTAACTGTAATTTCCAAATTATCTGAGCAACTTGATTAGTTCCTACACGAATTATATTCTTCTGCACTTCTTGTCTATTTTCTGATTTACTCATATCTTTCCAAGAAGCAATCGTATATACTACACTTATGATAGAATGTTCCGCAGGGGCTGTATTAAATATGATGCTATTATTAGATAACGAATAAGTATCTGTTGGTTGCGACTCTCCATCTATTGCTACAAATGTAATTGCAATAGCAGATTTTGTGAGTTCAAACTCTGTAGTAGCCCCATCTCCTGTGAAGCTATCTTCTACTTCTATGCCTGTACTATCATCGTCTGTTGGCATTATTCTATAACCGGCAAGGAGACCGTTATCTCCACTGTTATTCCAATATGCCTTTGACCAAAGGCCGGCCTCTGTGATATAGATATAATCGTTGTTACCTCTATATTGCTTTAATGAGCCTGTCGAAACAAATGCTGAATAGATAACATCGAGTGTATTTGGAATCTCTGACTGAACCTCAGGAACAATATTTCTATAAGTTATCTGACTTCTTAAAGAATCCATTTCAAGGACTTCACAATTAACTGCTTCTTGGCTTTCAACTGTATAAATAGCAGCAATTCTTCCAACATATGTATCACCGTTAAGTAAATAAAGTATGGTTGAAGCTGTATAATAAGCTATTTCAATCTCATCTCCAACATCAGGAGCATTACCTAATGTAACTGTATTATTACTATCATCATAAGTATAAGCTACTTCGACGTCATTTACTGCTACTGTTATGATAGTTCTTGCTTTAAAGCCCAATGTAAATTCAACAGTGGCACCATCTCCAGTAAATTTTTCAGTTAGGCTATTGAATGTTTCGTAATCATTGACAGATAATAGCATTCTAGTAACAGATGAATCATGTAAGTTTTGGTTGATTACACCTTCAGGATATACAGTTACTGAGGTAATATCAAGAGGAGCATTACTTAACTCGTAATAGATTTGACCTGCGTCATAGAAGTCCTGAGTAAGTTTAGCAGGTTTATCAGAATAAGGATAACCTAAACCAAACCATTCACGGTTGTTGTTAGTATTACTATCGTAGCCGTCTGCACCAAATCCGGGTGCTTGATTGATGTATTCTTCAAATCTTAATTGAGCATTTAACTCTTTCTCTTCGGCAGTTGCACTTGCAGGAGCTACAGGAGTATAACCTATTCCTGCAGGGACTGTTATTTCTTCCTCATCAACTTCTATAGTTTCCGAATCTTGCGAAGTCAAACCCATTGTGCCTAATGAGATATACTGTGGCACCCACATAGATAAAGTGTCTGAACCTTGATTCAATACACCATCGCCCATTAAGTAATGAGCGATTCCGGTCAGCAAGGAATTAGTAGCAGCATTATGACCTATGTGTTCTTGAACTACTTTTCCAGTAGGTTCATCAATAACACGAATGGTTACATTCTGCTTTACATCAAGTCTTTTGATTATGTCTAATGGGTTGGTTGTAGACATTTGATATCTCCGAAAATTTTAATCCTCAACAAAATTTACTGTATAAAAGACAACCTCTTTACCAGTATTTGATGCCTTTTCAAGCAACTCACACTCAATATTGTATTGTTGCTCACTTTCAAGTGCATAATTACCATTAGCAGTATAAGGTTTGTCAAACTCTAAAGTAGTACCATCATCAAATTCTGCAATAGCTTCCCAGTGAGCAGATTTATAAGAAGATGCCCTTACATAATTACTGGGATATTTAGTAAATGTTCTCTTTGCCACAGGAAGTTTCTCCTTATAATAACTTATCTAATGCGCTCAGTTTGGTATTCCATAATTTCCCAGTCATCGCTGTCCGAATCATCAATAAAATTCCCGCCGTCGGTCTTTTCGGCTATCTCGTTAGCTTCATAGGCATCTTCTGCCTCGACATCAAGATAACAATAGGTAGTCATTTTTGCCCAAACTCTGTAAATTGCCATAGGAAATTTCTCCTTATAATAAAATTATCTGTAAGTATAAAAGGTTTACGGTATCTCAGATGTAGTCGAATCCTCATCATGATAGAAACTCTCTGTTGTCCTATAAGAATTTACTCCAGAAACAGTAAGGTTATAAGTATCAGGTGCTACCTCCCCCTCTTGTAGCGGAGTGCTTTTATTATCTATTCTTCTGTGGAGATTGGGATATGTATAACCTGAAGATGAATATTCAATTACAATATGTGATTCATTAGCAGGAGCAGCGGTTACAAATGTAACTTTCAGATTACTTTTGTCTAATTTATAATCAGTTGAAGAAACAACAACTCCATCAACTGTGACTTCAGTTATACTAATAGCATTTGTAGATAAATCAAAAGTTACTTTGGTGCCATCACCTATGAACTTATCCTTCACTTCGTGAATTTCTGATTCTTTTGCAATCTCTTCTGGAGTTGCTGGTTTAGCAGGACCTTGTGCCATTTTGTAATCGTCTATACTCATAGTGAAGTTTTGCTCCTTTATTCAGAGTATGTTATAGAAACCAATGAATGAGTTCCGATAGCAAAATAAGATTTATTACCGCTAAGATATTTAGTATCGCCAAAACCTACTGTAGTGCAATCATAAATATCGGTAGAAGTGAATACTTTAATAGAACCGCTTACGAAGCTACTATTTGGAATATAATCCAAATACCCAGGTCTAGCTTCATATGAAAACCTAGAGGATTTTGTTACAGAATTAGTACCATCTGCATCATACAAAGAAGCATTATCAATGATATTAGGTCCAGAATAACCTCCCCATTTCCACTTTGTAACTCCGCCCTCGGTTACTCTAATCCTCATTATGCCGACACCGCTTGCATCTTTAAAATCTGAAGCATTATAAGGGCTAATCCACAAGATAAATATATTCTGGTCAGTATATATTGTGTATCGGTGCTGTCTATCTATTGAATCTTCTACATAAGATGTCCTAAATTTGTGAGTTGAGTTCCATGTAGATGCTCTATATTCAATGCAGGTATCATACGAATAAGTGTCTATATTTTTAGACATAATATAATTACCGCCACACAATAATCCAAAATTATATCCAGAAGATGCGGAATATTGATTATAATAAGAATCGGTCGGAAAAATCTGTACTCGGAGAATTACTCCATCAGCAAGATTAAAGTCAGCATTAGTATATTTATTTTTAGTAATCCCCCAATCAGATGTTGATGCATCAGTAATTGTTATATAATCACCAGTCCCACTATCCCATTTAGTGATGTCGCAAGTAATACCTTCCCAAAGCCCTTTAATTTTATTGTAGGTAGCGGCAAAGAAATCACTCTCACTCCCGGTGGTTCGAACTACATCAGTAGAAAATGTTCCCATAGTTATCTCCTTTAATCTATCGCAATAAGTGTATGTGGTCCAATAGCAAAATAATTATCTGACTGAATTGCTACGGAACTTCCTATTGTAACTGTACTGCAATTAACAAAATCTTCTAACCTAAATTGCTCTTGCCCAGCATTGACGAATGAAACATGCGTAACATATTCTAAATACCCTGGTGCTGCTGCATAGTTAAAAAGAGAGGTTGCAGTATATGCAACAGACGCATCTCCTCCTTTATAAAGAGGTGCAAGCTCGAAATTAGGTGAACCATATCCGCCACAATACTTATAACTGTCTGAATCAGTTATAAATGCAACAACTGCACTGGTGTCAGATATTGATGTTTTGTTATATGAACCTAACCACAGGAAAATATAGCCTGCATCAGCATCAACTACGGAAGCCATATAAAATTTTCTCATTGCATCATTACCATAATAAGTATTACTTTCGATATAGGATATACTTGCAGATGCTTTAGTTTCACCGCTTACTATGATATAGCAATTATAATAGTTGGTATTGTAGCTTAATTTATTTGCTCGGGTTAATCTGATTACAAGCCCCGGAAAATCAGAAGATGAAAATCCGAATGTAGGAGTATTTCCGCTTGATGCAAATTGAGTATCTACATCAGTATCACAAGAAAATGAATTATCTAACCCTAATATACGAGCAGATATTGCACTAATAAATGCCTTTTCTACTCCAGAATTCTCTACAAGGCCTTTCACTATCGTAGCCATAAAACCTCCTTATACTACTTCATCCCACTTCTCTGAATCAAAAGGTTCAGGAGTAGTAACTGCCAATATACATACATACAAGGTATCATTATAGAATACATAATCTCCGACTTCGTAAGTTAATTGGTCACTGTAAACTAGCTGAGCACTTTGGATTTGAACTTCTTGGACATTGGGATTAGTTACATTTACACTAACACTAGAATATCCATCAGCACTATCAGAACTTGCATTATAAGTTCCGTTCTCTGTTATACTTTTTGTAACAAGAGTTGGTTGGCTACCGCCACCGGTTCTATACCAAGCCATTATGATACCCTCACTTTCACTTCAACATCATTTGCTTGTGCCTCAAATGTAAGAACAATTTGCCCTGAAGTAACTGCCTGATTAGTAGGGCTAACCCCGAAAGTATCTGTATATACATCTATTGTACTATCGGTAGTTATTTTTGCATTTGCTATTGTCAAAGAAGTTTCTCCTGCTTCTAATGTACCAGTGAAGTCATACCAAGTTCCTTCGCCATCGGCAAATTTGATACCTACTATCTCTTTGAGTTGCGTCCCATTTTCTACTGTTTTTATAGTTACTTCATCCGTTGCCGAGAAACTCCCTATCAATCTACGACTAACATTTCCAAATGACAAATTACCTAATAATAAATCGTCATCCAATAATATATTTCTGGTTTCAAATGCTGTGGAAGTGTAATGTGTACCATCTGTGTTATAACACTTTACAATAAGCAAATCATAATCGGTATAATGTCCGTCTAATTGAACTGCCCCAGTCGAACCAGCCGTACCTGAATAGATAGTATTAACAACCGCATTTACAGGAGTTCCCCCTGTATAACAAATGTCATTTAACATTAACCTTCCCATAATCTTATCTCCTTATTTATGAACTTGTTTTGGTGTAACGGACAGTAATCAGATATGAACGATGAGCGTCTGGGGAAAACTCGCTGGTAGAACATCTAACATATATTTTGGTAGCAGTTACTACCCAACCTATTGGAAAAACTGTACCTGCCGAAATACCATTTGTAGCCGTTACCCATGTACCATTTTCAAAATCTGTGTAAGCTGATTCTACAAATTTTACACTACCGATACCAGATATATTATGCACTAATTGCGAAGTGCTTTCGCTATTAGTGAGTTTCTTATTATTAAAGTATAAGGTCTGTTCATATAAAGTAGAGCCATCGTACCAAGTGCCTACAACTTGCTCACTTGTAGAATAATGACGAGCCGGAACACCTTGCGGAGTCCAAGTTCCTGAACCGGCTGTATCGGTTGTTTTGGTGTAACGGAAAGTGATTATTACAGCATCACAATTCCAACCTCCGCCAATTCTCCAACTTACCCCAGTAGAACTTACATCAAATACCGATGCCCACCAAGAGGAGTTAGTACCCTCAAAACCCTGGATAGTTTCACCGTAGGCAGTTCTTAATGCATGCCAACCATTTACAAATATATGGTCAACATTTGCAATATTATGTGCAACAAAATCTTGTCTACCGCTTGGATTAGGGAAACTAATAGTCTTTTCGTACAACGGTTTACCGTCAATCCAAACACCAATCTCCCTTTCGGTTTCGGAATAGATAACAGGCTGAAATTGTGAATCATCTCCATTAACATCAGTAAGGAAATACATAGTTCCGTCTGTCTTTTGTTCAGGGGTAAGTGCCATATACTCATCATAGGTGAGTTCTTGGTAATTGGTGTTACCACCTCCACCGCCGCTAACTACTTTGCCGTTTACATATAAAGCCATAATCTATCTCTCCTTTATGCACTTGCTTTGGTGTATCTAACAGTTACATAACAAGTACCTGAATATCCTGTTATGCAACCGCCAATATGGTATTTGTTATCAGTAGAATTAAAATCGACATTGGTGAAAGCATTATAAGCATTTGTAAGGTAAAAATTCAGTCCTCTGCGATTTACACCGCATAAGAAGAATCCATCGGCTATATACATAATTGCCGTACTGTCTAATCCTGCGATATCAAGTGTATAATCAAAATTAGTGCCACTTGTTGCAGGGAAAGTTACAGTTCTTTCATAGACCGTACTTCCGTCTATCCAAGTGCCAATAACATGCTCGGTTGTAGAATAATGAACTGCAGGAACTCCCTGCGGTGTCCAAGTCCCCGAACCTGCCGTATCGGTTGTTTTAGTATAGCGGATAGTTACCTCAACATCTGCGGTATCGCCGTTCCAAGTGGAACAATAAAACCTAACATAACCCGAAGATGTAACCGAAACACACAAATACTGTCCGATTCCTGTTTGTTGTCCGTTATACTGTATTGTTACTGCTCCGTCTGTACTAACAAGAGTATCAATGTCACTTATCTGTTCTATATTCTGCCAATCACTTGTACTAATTGTAATATTGTTCACAAGAAAGGTCTTTTGATATAGTGGTTTTCCGTCAATCCAAACACCGATTTCTCGTTCAGTTTCAGAATAGATAACTGGTTGAAACTCATTATCGGGAGTGCTGGTAGCATCGGTTACATTTATGATACCTACTTTTTCATCAGCAGATAATTGTTCAAACTCTAATGCTGTCATTTCACGGACAACATTAACCTCGGTTATCTGGTCTGTATTATTATCTATGGAGTATGCCCCCTTAAACTGAAGGTCGGCTCTTTGTGTAAGGCTTGTACCTTCGTCGTCAAGAATGGTATGACCTCCGCCTCCGCCACCTCCAGCGTCCAGAGCAATCGTAGCATCCGATGATTGATTAAGGGTAATCGAACCCTTGGTTGTTCCTCCTTGAGTAAATGTTATCGTGGCGTCATTTACTGTTGGAATATTAGGTTTACTTGAAAGGTCATTATAACTACCGCTTGTAGCAACTGTTGCCAGTGTTGGTTTATTTAATATCTGGGAAACACCACTACTACTGTTCCAATCTGAATTTACCTGAGCCGCAGGAATTGTAGGCTTATTGAGGATTTGAGCTACACCACTAACAGCATCCCAATCTGAATTTACTTGTGCTGCCGGAATTGTAGGCGGATTAAGTAAATCGCCATAATCACCACTCGTTGCTACGGCTGCTAAACTCGCTACTGTTGCATAATCAGAAGCATCGGAAAGCTCCGCAACCGTAGTAGGTACGGTTATATCGATAGTTTCATTAGAAGATGCATTAGCCGTAAATGAACCTATCTCGGTACTGTTTACTTGTATCGATAATGTAGCGTCATTTACAGTCGGGATATCCCCTGCTACTTCGTTGATTGCACCTACCAGAGTTTTATCAGTAGTATCGAGGTCATTAGTAAATTCAGTAGTGATTGCCACATGCTCCGCAACATCTCCGATAGTAGCCTTTACCGAAGTATAGGTACTATCCTGATTATCATTAGATACTTCCACAAGGTCAGTATCGTGCATTGTAGCGATAGCATTTAAGTCAGATATTTTCTTTGATGTACCCGGCATAACTATTCTCCTTTATTCTTCTTGCTCCAATATTCTATCTGAGCCGTCTTCCGTTATTCTTTGGTCACCATTTTCTGTTATTAAAGGTATTCCGAATAAGTATCTCTCTATTGCTTCTATTCTATCAGCAAGTGAAGTCAACTCACTATTGATTTTGCTTGAACTCCAAGTCTTATCTAATGCAATATCATTATCATCAATAACTGCTCCGCCACCACCATTAGGTGCATAAAGTTCAGTCGTAACGCCATCTACCTCGATATCGGCAATATGAGTTCCTGTATCTTGTATCTGCGTTACTTGGACAGAAGAACCTGCGGAAGGGACTAAAATCTCCGTATCCGTGCCGTCTATTGTTATAGTAGCAACTTTTGTTCCTGTCGATAAAGTATCGTCAATAGATACTGAAGTCGGTGTAGGTGCATATAAATCAGTAGAAGTACCATCTACATCAATTTCTGCTACCTTTGTACCAGATTGCTGTGTTTGGGTTACTGTTACTGAACCTACCGCATTAGGTGTATAGAGATGAGAAGTGGTACCATCTACAGTGATATCTGCGATATTGACACCGGACTGCACTACCGGCTCAACTACAACAGTAGAACCGCCACCGCCTCCGTTAGGAGAATAAATATCAGTAGTTGTTCCGTCAATTGTAATCTCTGCTATCTTTGTACCAGTAGACTGAACTTGTGTAACAGATACTTCGCTACCTAATTCGGAATATAATTCATTAATAGCTGCCGCTATACTCTGCGAAGATGTTGATAAGGTAGTACCTGTTGTCAAATCTCCGGCAATTACAAGATTACCAGACCAATCAAGTGTTAAAGCATTAGACCTAGTTACAACTCCGCCGTCGTCTTCACCATTACCAATAATAACTGCTTTATTAGCATCTGCTACATTATATTTACCGCCTACATGCTGATAATTACCAATTGCAATATTGTAGTAACCTTCAACATGAGTACCTTCGATAGAATCGATAGGCTCCCACATAGCAGCAACTGTTCCAGTTACTTTAGCAACATTTCCTGAACCACTCTTAGATTCTGATTCAGGATTAAGTAAGTAGTACCCATTAGAAGTTGTTGTTTTGAATGGAGTTAATAATGAAGTTATACGAGACCATTTATTATTTTCTAATGGAGATTGACCTGTAGGAACATCGTTAGTGGCATAATAATATCGAGTTATTTGCTGACCATATGCATTTGAAACTACAAACTTAACTACATCCCCAGTTACATATGTTGTCGAAGCACTCCAAGTTGATGGTGATATTATCTGGACCGCATTGCTTGCCTGTATTTGACCAGGAGCAGTTATACACCTATATATGAATGGTCTAGTTGTTTCATTTTGATAATCAGGATTATATAATGCATTAGGTCCTACAATATCACCTACTGCATAGGTTGTTCCAAATACAAATGGACTAATATTCTCAGAAACTCCAAGGAAGTTATGAGAACCTTCTGCGTGGACAGCAAAGCCAGTAACATCATTATGTTTACCTTCTACATGAGAACCGAGGGCATAAATATTATTCCCGCCGCCTTCGGCATGAGTTTTTGCACCGTGAATTTTGTTACCTGCGCCCTCTACGTGAGACTCTTCGCCAGATAGATTATTTCCTGCACCTTCTACATGTGCTTGGACACCATAATTAGCGTTACCGGCGCCTTCTGTATGGGTTATATTAGAATTAGGAAGTGTACTATTTCCTGCACCTTCTACATGAGAACTATATCCTACATTGTAGTTTCCCGCACCTTCTGTATGACCGTGGTCACCGCCAGTTACGTTACCGCTACCTTCTGCATGAGATTCTCTTCCGAATCCAAGGTTTCCGCTACCCTCTACATGAGTAGCTTCACCATAAGCTAAACCACGGGTACCTTCTATGTGAGAAGCATCACCTTGTGCAATAGTTCCGCTACCTTCTGCATGAGAACCTACACCACTTGCAGTAACTGGCCCACCAAATGAGGTTGTACCTTCTGCATGAGAAGCAAGGCCTGAAGCAATACTGCTGTGACCTTCTGCATGAGCACCTGGACCTGAAGATGTAGTACTTATACCCTCAGCATGAGAGTAATCACCACTAGCAGTGCTTTCATTATACTCATCCATCTGGTTGAATAATTCTGCAGCAATACCAGTACCAGCTTTAATTGAAGGAAGTCCCCCACCGCCTCCACCACCATGGTCGTCTACATATTTCTTTGTAGCAACATCCATTCCTGCGAGAGGAGCTAAGCCAACAGTAATTCTACCAGCAACATATTCATTACCATTCCAATCTAATGTTCTTACATTAGACCTGGCATTATCGCTAGTACCATTACCGACTATTTCTACATAAGTACCATGACCAGTACCACCCGATGGCGGAATATCTGCAATATTATATTTACCAAATACATGCTGGTCTCTACTTGCAGCAATTGTATATTCACCTTCGGCGTGGCTTGCTTCTTGCAGAGCTTGTGTATTTTCACCTTCGGCATGAGAACCATAACCAGATGATATAGTACTTATGCCTTCTGCATGTGCATCTGTACCTGAAGCAGTTGTGTAATAGCCTTCAGCATGAGATACTTGACCAGATGCAGTTGTATGCTGTCCTTCTGCGTGGGAGTAAGAATTGCTAGCTACACATGCTTGTCCCTCAGCATGAGCATCAAAACCCGAAGCTGTTGTATGCTCACCTTCGGCATGTGAGTTATCTCCGGAAGCAGTAGTAGAATTGCCCTCTGCGTGGGCATATGTACCTTGAGCTTGAGAATATAAACCCTCAGAATGTGAAGCAACACCTATTGCTTTTGTGGAATTACCTTCTGCATGGGCACCGTCACTACCAGAAGCTATAGAAGATTGACCTTCTGCGTGAGCGTAATAGTTTGTAGCTTGAGTATAGTTACCTTCTGCATGGGAATAATCTCCCGATGCCGTAGTCATATTACCTTCTGCATGAGAACGATTACCTGATGCGACAGTGGAACCGCCTTCTGCGTGAGCCGAAGGTCCTGTTGCTTTTGTATTATCGCCTTCTGCGTGAGATTGAGAATTACTTGCAACAGTTTTATTACCTTCAGCATGGGCACTATCACCTGATGCTTGAGTAGACGTACCTTCTGCATGAGCTGCTTGGTTAGAGGCTACAGTAACAGTTCCCTCTGAATGGGAATAATGCCCCGTTGCTTGAGTAGATTCACCTTCTGCATGAGCTTGCCACCCTGAAGCAAGAGTATCACGACCTTCTGCATGGGCGCTGGTATTTGTAGTTGTAGTATCTTCACCTTCTGCATGAGATAGATTCCCAAGAGCTAAACCCGTACCCTCAGAATGCGAATGACCGCCTATTGCTTTAGACTGGCCTTCTGCATGGCTTCGATTACCAAAAGCAAGGCTATCTCCACCTTCGGCATGGGCTTGATATCCTATAGCATAATTGCTATGATGAGTACTCCAAGCATAATCATTGAAAACTTCACCTAAGTTTCCAAAGTAAGGTGCACCTACTGTGTAATATATATAAGCACTACTATCATTTATAGAACTATCGCCGTCTTTAACATATAAGACATCTACTGTTCTCTTATAGATATTAGTAGCAGTACGTCCGTCACCGAAAGAAATAGGACATTCTACATAATCTTCGGTAGTTAAGCCTTTATATGATTTAAGGACTAAACTAGAATCAGTGATATCTATATACTCATAAGTAGCAGAAATTGTCGTTCCTACAGAAGGTGCAACTGAGAATACTACATTATTTCCTGACCACTGACCAGAATAATAAGAAGGAGATGTGCTTATTACACCTGGGGTGTAGACATCATGGGCAACTGTAAATGTTGTAGTTGTTCCATCTCCAGTAAAAGTTTCAGTAACAGTAACTTTAAATGATTTATCAGGCTTACTTATAAGAACATAGGCTGTATTAGTATTAGTAGAATCTTGTTTTACAAAGAATGAGGCAGATTCAGTTCCAGTTACAGTTATCTTTCCTAATGAAAATCCCTTACTCCGACCAGTTGTTCCTCCATTATTAGTATATACATGATTTCCATCTACAACTGTTTGTGTATCTCTCCAAGCATCCTTTCTTTCTGAAGATATGTAATCAGAACTAAGTCCTGCTTGTAGATAAGTAGGACTTTTCCTACCTACTTCTGCATTGATACTGCGTGCACGGTCGTTAATACCTTGATAATTTATTTCTAGTGGGGTTCCTTCTGGTACATAATCACGACAAATTACTGTAACTACCTTTGTATCAGAATCATATCGGAAGTCAAAATAAGAACCTCTAGGTGGATTACAAGCTATTCGTATAGAATCTGAAGTCGTAGGATAGGATAATTGACATTCAGTATAAGATATTCCGGTGCTTTCGTCATACGCCGCAGTAGTAAAATTCTCAGTTACCGCTGAACTGAAGTATACACCTACACCCGGGAAGTACTCAATCCCATTATCTGTAGATAGTACACCCGTTTCGCTATTAATATGTAAGCCTTCGCCAACTTTAATACCACCCAATGTATCAGCAGAAGCAATAGGTAAGGTATAATCTCCGGCAATAGAGTAGATGGTACCATCAATACTAACAGTAACTAATGGTGGATATGAGGGAGTACCTCCGCCACTACTTTGTTCAGGAATTAATTCTGAGCCGGATTCAATAAGAATTATATGACCATCTTCTGTTATTAAAGCACCAGAAGGGTCAGGCGGATTAGGAATAACTGTTGAGCCGCCAGATAAAGCATAGATTGTATTATCAATCTTAACTTTATTTAATGTTTGAGTAGGTGTTTCAGGCGGATTAGGATATACAATTATCTCGTTGATGGCAGGGACAATATATTTTGCTTTTGTGTCTAATTGCACAAAATGAGTAGCAAGTCCGCCATAACGCAATATAGTATCGACGTAATTCTTATCGCCGATAGTATTCAAATCAGGTTTAGTTAACTTTTGGGCATTATCAAGAGCAGGTAACTTACGTCTATCTTTCACTTGTTACCTCCTCTCATGTATCCATTGGTTCTCCTGCTTGTGTCATTATTCCATCTACTTTAGGAACAGGAGCGTTATAATGTTGTTCTTTACCCTTGTCAAGAGTATCAACAGGAAGATACCCGATTTCGTTGACAATATCTTGTCCAATAGGCTCCCCTTCAGGATGTTCATCTGTAGGAGGTGTCCTATAACTCGCTAAGTCAACTGTTCTATTATATCTAAGGTTATACTTTGGGTCATTTACATCAACTTCGGTCATTTCATCGACAGTAGGACTTACTCCTAAACTGAATATTGGTTCGCTAAATAACGACTTAACAATATGTTCATTATTAGCCATCTGAAGTGAATTCAAGGCCCTGTAACCTGCATTAATTGTAGGCTGAGATTCTGCTTCAGAATTTCTTGCATATACAGGTTGTCTCTTATCATGAGTATTTATTATTTCAGGAGCAGACTCATGTTTCATTCTCTGCATCCTTGCATAATCATTCCTTGTATAATGGCCAACTTTTGTAGGGCCGATGATTCCAGTAGCGTCTCCGGCTTTTGCAAGTCTTGCGTCTACTGAAATTCTTGTTAAAGAATCAATCCTAACACCTGCATACTGAAAACAATACATTCCAAGCGGCCTAACATATTCAATACAAGTATCTATCGGCTTCTCATCTGTAAAATATATTACATTAATATAGCCCATATCTGTATTAGATTCAACATACACTGAGTTATTAGGAATTGAGGTATCTTCTAATCTATCAAAAAGGATATCATTCTCTTCTCCATAGGCATTTATATCTTTTTGTTTGAGATTAACCTCTGCGGCTAATGTAACTCCAAGGTTACTTCCTTTATACTTTATCATAGACATAAAGTATAACATAACAAAGCGATTAAATGCTTTGCATAATCCTGCTCTATCATCATATTTGTATCCCATTGTATCGCCAAGCATCCAAAGTAGATGACTAGGACAACGAAGAGGGTCATATAAATCTGCAGTATTTTCTATATCAAACTGTAATCTAGTCAAAGCATATTCAAACCACTTTATGAAAAAGCGGAAATCTGCAGAAGATTTGTATATAGAAGGAACTGAGATATCGCTTATTTTCATATTATATTAATCAGAAGCCTAACTTAGCATTCATTTCTTTCTTAAATTGACGATATTCAGGAACTTCGCTTGACATGCTGATTCCTAAAGAATCAATCTGGCCATAATCAAATATTTGACCGGGGTCTTCCATTATATCATCATATGACATATTTGTAGAATTAAGCTCAGCAACCATGTCAGATAAGCTATTATAAGATACAAAATCATCTTCAAATGATGTATATCTTACGTAATCGCCTTTAATTCGACACTTTGCTCCGTATTCTTTGCATTCTTTAATTGCAGATTTAATATCATCGATAGATATCCGACTATTGTCTGAACTTGCTCTTACATAACTTTGAGGATAAACTCTGTTTGTTCTTTTCATGTTTGTGTCTCCTTTATCTTATTTTTTTTCAAAAATTCTATTGCTTTCTCTAGACTGATATATCACTGATTTTCATAGATTAGTGATTCATATAGATATAATATGTATGAACTTCAGGGCCCCAATCGGAACCTGTATCTTCTGTTGCATAACTTTCGTTCTTAACAACGCTGAAGTTATCTTTTACAAGCCAATCGGCTCTGATATGGTCATGTTTCCAATCGCCTTCAATTAAGAATGATATGACAGCAATTTCAGGAATAGGTTCATAACGCTTATAGTTATATAACTCTACATGACTTATTCTATTCTCATTTAATAATGCTTCAACATCATCTGCTAATTGAATGATGTCATCCATGCTACCAGAACTTGATTTTATATACTTTTTCATAATATCACCCTTAAGCAAATGCTACATTTATAATTATGCAACTACCAGATGCATAAGCCTCATATACTGCAAAATCTTTAATTGTAAGGTCATCACTCAGAAAGTAATCAGCATCAATTTCATTGCCTGCATAAAGTTCCCCAACATTTCCCCTAAATAATACGGTTCCATCAAGGGATTTAATGATAATATTATCACTAAGTTGAGATAAGAAATCCACTAAATTCATCATGTTATATTTCTCCTTTTATTTTGTTAAACATTCTGGTGCAATTCTTATTGCTTGACCTGCATTATCAGGCTCATTGTATCTTGCAAATGAGATGTAATTAAAGCATTCTACATCACAATTACTCCACTTGATTACAGGATTACTAGGGCTACCTGCGTCAAAGTATATTATTCTTTCGTCGCAATTCTGTATTACCTTGACAATTTCCATTATTGTAGGCTTGAGATTGAATCCTCTATTAGCCGGAGCAAAGTAAATTGCTAATGCTTCTTTAGCCTTGTTGATAATTGTCTTGCCAACATCTTCTGTTACAGGCCTATTTGTGAATATCTGACCCACTACATAGAAGTCAAATACTCTACAAGAACTAAATTGCATATCTACAGACATCGCTTGTAGCGGCCTGAAATCTGCAATTATATTATCGATAAACATTTGCGGTGGCTTATATCTAGTAAATGAAGAATCATTGCTAGTTTGTGCCAAATCAACTTGACCTTGTCCCCAAATATCATCCTTGAAGTCATTGTGAATTGCAAAGCAAACTGCTGTGTTTGTTTTAAAATTGACTTCAAAAGGCATACTATTCCTTTTATAGAGTTGAATCAATTCATCACTAAGGATGTTTCTCCAATCTAAGGACTGTAAGTTTCCTTTTGGGAATTCTCTAGTAGTTATATACATCTTTGACTTCTGGCTACTAGTTAAGTTCTTGTCTTTGTATATTGCTAAGTTGATTTCAAGCGCCTTTTGACAGTCAATAACTACTCCGCAATCTACTCCGGCTTCCCTCTTAAGGAAACGAGTATAATCAGGAAGAGTTACAAGACTGTCCCAGGTATTGATTGAATTCCTGCTATTGTGATATGCTTCTTTTGCAGTTTCAGGAGATTTACCAGTTACTGCATAAGTATGGGGTAACTCTACTGTATTGGAAAGATTAGAAATCAAAATCTCACTAGGTTCATAAGCAGGATTATTTGTCTTGGCAAAGATAAGATTTTCTAATACATCAGTACCTACACAACCGATTACACCTGAACAGTCTATCCAATAGATAGTTAACACATATCCCTTATAATTAGATAACTGATTAAGGTAATTAGAAATAGTTATATGTGCATTTGAGTAATTGTCATAAGTTACGCAATATCTGGGCTCTGCTGTATTGAACTCTGCAACATTAGCAACCTGAATCCATTGAGTCTTATCAAAAGACGAGGCAGATAACGAAGTTTTACCTTTAATCCAAACTGCTGTTGTATCAACATGCTGAGAAGGCAATGTTATGATATAATTACTTTTAATTACTTCATCAACTGAAATAGAATAACTTCTAAGTTCGCCTTCAATTGCTACTCTAGTTACTGATTTACCTGACTCTAAAGTTACTTTATCAGATTCTGCAAATACATCAATATAGTCAGTCAGAACACTTCGTCTGCTTCTACTCTCTGTATCTCCGTAACTACTTGTCATCGGAAGAATGTTGTAGTTGATAACTCTAGCAGTATTTGTAATATCTGTATAAGCATTAAGTGTGCAGAAGTTTGCTCCATTGAATCCAAAATCAAGATTCATTGTATCTGAAGTATTATTTGTGAATGTAACTTCTGTTCTTGCTGCTGTATAGAAACCTAAATCATATCCGATAAGGCCAAAAATCTTTTCTGCATCTTTTCTCTGTAAAACAGACGGTGCGAAGAGCTCGTTGGCTAGATAATCTTGGTTGACAGACAAACAATCTGCAGCAGAAGCAAGTAATTTGCCTAATACAACACCCGGGTCTGCGTCAGCTTCCGGCTTCCACACATCAGTGAGTTTCGGAACTAATGCCCAAAACTCTTCCATCAGACTTTGATAATCTCTACTTGCGTAATTAATCAGACCATGGTTTGCTTCTGATTCTGCCATCTATATTTCTCCTAATTAGAATTCGTCATCGAAATCTTCTTCACTCTCATCATAGAAATTATTGGAGGTTTCTACATTAAGAGTTATTTCCCAAGCCTTCTCGGGTGGGTCAATAGACATAACTTCTAAATCGCCAACATCCTCATAAAAGACATCACTTGCAGAACCTTTGTAGATTTCAGTCTCTGTAGTAAGGTCATAAAGTATCAAAGTGAAGCCATCATCAGTAAAAGTTTCAATAATATCTGATACCGTCATAATAAGAATCTCCTTTATGATTGTATAATTGATACAAGGTTATTTATCTGAAATTATCCACCCTTGAGCAGATATTGTCAGTTTATTTTGAGTAGCAGGAGTAGAATTCAAATCTAAGGTAACTTGCTTTCCAAATGTTGTCTGCATTGCTACTGTCATATTGATTTCATTTGCATTTGTAGCAGAATCTGCTGCATTTGTATCTCCTGTAAATAAAAGACCATCTGTAAACTGTGTCTGGTCAGCATAGACATCAGGCTCGTGTAATCTTAATTGATTTACGATTCTGTCCTTAATCAATGCTCTTTCATTTTCAGTATTATATTTCCATAAATGGCGCTTCAATCCAACACCAAAATCAGGATTATTATACAATTCTGCAGGCTCAGTTAAAATCAAGAGCCTAGAACGAGTTGTCACTGACTTTAAATCCTCGTCTACGGCAACCTGATTGCTTATGAGGTTGAACATATTAGGAAATGATAACGAGGTTGTTTCTGCCATATATTAATCTCCTGAATTTATTTAATGATAAAAGGTTGTAATTCTCATATATCAGAATTGTTTGTATATGAACCGCCTGTAAGGCCAAGTATTAAGAAAGAAGATGAAGTACTATCTAAACTAGATATTGCAACTACATCTCCTGCCTTCGGCAGGTACGGAAGTACTAAAGAAGGATACCAAGGAAGGTCTTCGTCTCTAGTATAATTTCTAACGGTCTTGCCCTTTGCATCTGATATGCGATAAGGCCCATGAATATTCGGAATTCTAGTTTGAACCATCAAACTACCGTCTCCTGAATATTTTGTCGCTTTAACATAACCAAAAATTATCATAATCTAGTATCCTATCCTATTTATATGATGTATGAAAGGTTATCAGATATAACTTCCATAATTAGTAATGAATGCAACATCCTCTAAGTACCAACCTTCCCATGCTTCTTTCATCCAAGAAGGAGTATGTGGGTAATCTACATCGTCCCCAGTTAAACTGCTCCCACCTTTCACACAAACGCCATTTTCAGTTTTAATTCTTTCCCACTCAACAATAGATATTCCTGATTTTCCGTAATCGTGACCCCATTCGTTCTTTGCATCTACACCTTTAGCGTCTGCTATTATTGCAGGAAAACTAACTTCGTTCTTAAGAGATATAACGACTACGCTGCCTACAGGGCCAAATTTTTCAGTCATCAATGCTACACAGTAGTATCCACCAATCTTAGCAATCCCTTTGTCACAAGGACGACCTTGTTGAATCCATATATCATATAATTGTCTCTGAGGAGTTCCGCTTTTCCAGTTCCTCCAATATGCTGTATAATAATCTGTTATGCCTGTTTGTTTAAGTTCAGGTGGAATGGTTACACTGTACTGAGCAGTAAGTAATTGTCCATTTATATTTGTTAAATCTCTAAGCTCTCCAATTATCTGTTTATTCGGAGGAATTATTACTAAACGTTCATAAATATCTTGAGCTTTGTGCTTTACATTTTCTACGTCTTCATTAGAACTAAAATAAGGATTATATGTTAATAAGAAAATCTCTGCACACTTCTGTGCAGTTTCAACATCAAGGGGCTGATACTTAAAAGCAGCAGCATATCCTGAAAATCTTTCAGTAATATTTGTTATTAAGAAATCTAATTGTCCTGATAGATTTGTTGACCAATCACTTACAGCGGACTTAAGTGCATCAAAATCTTGGTCATACCAATCACCAATTCCATGTAAAGTTACACTCTGAATAGTTTTGGCATGCTGTGTATTCAGTCCTGAATATTTCTCTAGGCATGCTACAATTCCAGTTGCACTTGAAGCACTATATCCAGCCTCTAATAATTTATCTATAGCGATTTTCTGTAACTGAGGTAATGCAGAAGTATCAACTTTTGTAGAATTTAATTGAGAAACTGTAGGAGCAAAACTATCGTATATATCGCCAAGGGCCGATGTATAGTTAATAACTGAAATTGCTATATTTGAACTGTTGTTAGATAAATTATATCCTGTGTCTAAATATCCGACTTGACGCAGAGTCATATCATGTCTATCGGTTCTAGTAGTATAAAGAGGTTCCAATTTCTGCTCATCTAATTCCTCTTGGCGAACGAATCTAGAAGTGGTTCCAGTTGACCTTGTAAATCTACCGCTTTCATCAGACTTAGGCAGATTTGGCAACCAGCTACGAGGACTATCAAAATGTGATGCATTTGAAAATACTTCTTTAGATGTTTCTTCCGTGTACCTAGATTCAATTTCGTTATCTTCAGGATTAATGTCAAATAATGAAGGGTCAAGCAATTCATCATCAATATTATTCACATCTTCGGGCTCAATGCACCATAAATAAAATACATTTTCAAAATTTTCCCAAGTTATCTGTTGGAGTTGTGAACGAGTTACATATAATCCACATCTATCAACTAATCCCCAACTATATATGAATTTATAATAGATTGAAACTATTTTATTATTCATATCAACAGAATTATTGAGATTAAGCGATAGCCATAATCCTAATTTAGGTGAGAATTGAGAAATGACATAATAAAGAGCCTTACATTCTGCATCGGCTTCTATCTCATTTCTTGCTCGGACATTAACATACAAAGCATAAGGAAGTCCTGCTGAATTACACTGCTCTACTTGATATGCTAATTTAGGATTCAAATATGTATGTTTAACATGGCTCACATCAAACAATTCTCCTGCATAAAACATCATAGCAGATATTCTTGCATTTCTTATTCTGTCGTAATCTAATTTAGGGTCATATTGACCTAATACAGTTGCAACAAAAGGCTTCATGTTCTCTGTAGATATTTCTACAGGCTGAAGTTCACCGGCTTCCTGCTGCTCATCTGTTCGCATGGAATTTGTTCTTGCATCAAATATTGAGGTCTCATTTGTGTCTTGTTCACACATATCTAATTGACCCCAACAGTCCCATCTAGATGAACCGTCTTTCCTAAATAGCGGGCCCATTACTACTCCGTAATCTTTGCCCTTTGCATCAATTACATAATCTTCGTGTGGGTTGCCATTAAGGTCAATAAATCTTCCAATGTATACACCTACATGTTCCTTTGTATGGCTTCCTGCTGACTTTGACCTAAATACTAACATACCTGGAATTCTAGGGAATTCATGTATGTTATCTCCTTTGTGTGTGCAAAAATCCCAATATTGTTTAGTTGCACCATGATATAGATTTGTACTTCGGACTTTAGGGCCATTTACATCATCACAACACACTGCGCCTATAAACAGGCCCGAACAATCATGTGTCTTTGCAGGAACATTATAATTAGGATTAGGATAAGTAGTAGAAGTAACTTCCCAATTATTCTGATATAATTTTCTTTTAGAAGATACCTCAAAATCTCCGCTAGCCCCTAATCTATAAGGTCTGCCTAACTGGGCTATCGCATATATACATAACCAACTATTTGTATTAGGCATGAGGCACCTCAAACATATTCACTTTACCAAATATTATAGGAGTAGGGTCTTGCTTATACAATTGCTGAGATAAGATTCTAACAGGAAATGAAGAAGATTCTGCATTGCAGTATTCTAATCTAACTAAGCCTTTTGTTGTATCTCCAATGTAGTTAGATAATGTTATATTGCTACCCACAGAAACATTCACTTTACTGAGGTTACAATATCTGAGCCAGAATTGTGAATTTACTTCTTGAGTAACTGACCATGTGTCAGTTTCAGGGTCGACTTCCGTTGCTAATATAACTCCGCTATAAATACTGTATACTTTATCACACTTGATGTAGCAGCCAGCATTTACTTGCTTTGTTCCGCAGAAGCCCCTATCTATAACAGAAGAATCTACCTGCTTGCCAGTTAGAATTGATAATACTTGATTCAATTATAACCTCCCTTAAGCAGATACATCTTCAAACGTCGGATACATAGTTCCAAAATCTACTTTATATGCAGATATTATATTATTTGATTTGCTGTATGACCTACTGCTTGAACCATTTGCTATAGTAATTCCTTGGGAAGATGCAACTTCGTTAGCAGAACTCATAACCAATCTCTGTACCTTGAGTGTGGTCGTAAATTGATTACTAATACTATGGTCAACAGAAACTACATTATAAATTCCAGTTACAGGTGAAATTGTATTTCCGGATACTACTAATAACGATACAGGTTGTGCTACTGTGTACTGATTAACATTACCAGGAATAGTTATCTTGAAATCTCCTGAGAACTGAGATGCTAAAGCATTTACATCATTGATAATATTGACTGTCTGATAAACATCTCCAAGAGTTGCCGACCAGCTATTTACTACTTTAGTATCTTGAACAATAGTGTTACCACTTCCGTCAACTGAAAATCCGATTTGAGCAAATTTCATATCTGTCATGTTGTATGCAACACCATTATACGAACCACTTAATGAAAGAATATTTGTATTAGCCGTACCATACTCAAGAGTATCTCCATTATGCATAGAAATCAGTCCTGCATTACTCTTGTAGTGGATGGTTCCCTTTCTTGTCATTGTAGGTTCCTCAACCCAGTGAGAGAAAGAAGAACATTGAGGAGTTTCGTCTACTATACTCTTCTTCAAGTAACCGCCTAATGTAGATATATCTTGAAGATTATTCATCAAGCAACTTAATTTACGCACACCTGATTTAAGTCCAGCAGCATCTCTTGTTCCACTATAGGATTTTGATAATCTTAAGCAACCAGGCCAACTCTCATAATCGTCTTCAGTAGAATAGTGTCCCCTAATATAACCATTCACACTTGTTGTCATTGCACCATGATTTACATAAGTAGGAGCATCATTGTGGTCAATGTCAAGGTCGTAGTATCTATCCATCTTTAAACTTCTGTAAGTTGCTTCAACTAATGCAGAAGGTTGAACCATTCCGTGAACAGCCGGAAAATGATAAACAGGCATTGCTGCCTTCACTCCAATAGAAGCATATCCTGTAACTGTATATCTCATGAATCTTCCATCTGTGGAACATTGGAACTTCAAAGTAAATCCTTGATATGCTACACTCGCTCCGATAGAGCCATCATTATTAAGCCAGCCAAACATGAAAGATACGGGTATTCCGCTTGAATTTGCATATTTGCTTGCATCTTGTGCAGCAGAATAAAGTAATGCTTCAAATGCGGCTACATTTGACTTCTTAGTGTCATCTCCACCAACAACTACATTTAATGTCCAAGATGTGAATGATGTTATTTGTGAATTTGATAATTCAAGAGAACAGAAAGGAGAAGGAATTTTCAGTCCAAATTCCGTCAACGATACTCCTGCGAATACGAAGTTGCAGAAACAATTGTTGAGCATATTATTCCTCTCCTAAGTTTAATGATAAGGCTGTAATAGATGCAAGTAATTCACCTTCAGAGAATAATGAAGTAATTGTCTTAGGTATTATAAGCGTCTGACCTTCTCTTACAGTATAGCCATCTTCAATCTTGTTGAAATAAGCAATGACCCAACTATATGTAGGAGAACCTAGGTAAGTATTTGCTATCAAATCAAGCCTGTTTTCTTCACCTGTTTCTACTACATGATAGATTACATCTAAGTTGTTTGTAGTCAGTGGATTAACAGTTTCAAGAGTTATATATCTATCAGAAGTGTCTGTATGATGAGTAACTTGCCTGAGATTTCTATATCTTGAAATATGGTTATAGTCGATACATACACCATACTCAATTCCGTAATAGTTTACTTCATCATAGGGAATTGTTAAATCATTAGTTGGTATCATGCTTCTAACCCCTTATTCATTACTGTATTGTAGTTAAGAGCTTCAGGCGAAACTTCTGTTATTTCAAGTGAAAGTGTGAGTTCTAACCAATGTCCATCAAGGCCAATAGGTCCGCCCCAATCAGCCTTACAAGATGTCATAACTCCTGTTATTAAATTATTTCCGTTAAGATATAATGTAACTGTAGGAGTTATTACTGCCGAGCCTTGATACTCAGGGAAGCAATTTGCTTCACAGAATCTTACTAACTTGTTTGCAAGACCATCTCTGTGGTCTCCGGACCACATATCTCTATGCATCTTGAATGTAAATGAATTTGTCCTGGGGCCAGAATCTTTGTATACAAACCACGGCTCATATTGATAAAGCATACTAGGCATCTGGTCATAATTTGCTTGGTAACCATCAGAATATTCCTCAGGATAGACCGGAAAATCCATGGACTCATTCTTTATAGAAGAATATAAACTAATTTTGCCCCAAGGTAAGTTAAACCACTCAAACGGATTACTTACTTTATAAGTATCAGACATACCATAAGCGGCTGTGTTCATTACACTGTAGTCTGAGAATATAACAGGGTCTACAAATCCTCTAGTTTTGAGTGACTCATCACATCGTCTATAAACTTCGGTGCTAACAGGCTCTCCGTTTCCTAATATATCTGTTGACAACGGAACATCAACTTCAGGAGGTATTATGATATGACCTTCAAATGTTCCATATCTCTGAAGAGAGCACCAATCTGCCTCAGTACCTAAAGCAGCCCTTTCATATACATCTGAATCTGAAACGGTTGAATTGAGTATATGTCTTTTAGTTTGAGCGTCTGTTGTACCTGACGTATCTCTATCTTGTAACTGCCTTCCGATATTTACAGCTCTTTTAAGTCCATTAACATTAAGGACATAATCAACATATCTTTCACCTACTATATCTGAAAGGTCAGATAAAGTAGTATTAGGAGTTACAGGTAAATATTTACTCATTTAACTATTCCTCCAATCTTAATTGCTTAATTACATGAGGCTCACCAAACACTGTAGGAGGTCTCAATCCTGTTGTAAGTGTAGATACATATTTGAGACTTGTTGCGTAACAAAGAGCGCATGTTTGATTAGTAAAGGTATTGTCTATATTATTCGCACCTAAGAGCATTAATGTATCGTATATGTCCAAATAGTCTGAATTATTATATACAACCTCACCTAACATATAGGTATAAATCCAATCAGGAAGTTCCAATATCTGACCATTAACATAGTAAGTTACTAGAGATACAATATATGATTTAAGTTTCTGATATTCTTCGCTAAGACTTACTTCACTTATTACATTGCCATCTTTGTCTAGTTTCTTGTATATCAAATCTTCTTCTGCAAAAGGATTAGGATAATTATCTTCAAAGAAATGTTCTGATGAATCATTTTCTAAGTTGATAAAGGCAGTAAACATCTCCTTATCTGAAATCAAATGATAAGGATATCCAGGCAGATAACCCAGATTTGAATACTTTATCTTGATAATGTCGTGAATAAGTGACATTAGATTGTTGACCCTCCATTGAAGATATGATACGAACCAGGTTCCCAACCATCAATACTGTCTACGCCCATTGTCATATTTTCAGAATTTACTATGTCTGTTATTGAATCAAATGCTATTGTTCCTGACGAAGTTACATCTGTTGTGACATCATATGTTCCTGTATATACTGTAAAGTTAGTAGCAATAACGACCCACTGTGCATTCTGCACTATATAAGCGGTTGTAAACGAACCTGTTACTTTAAGAGGCTTTGATAAGCACCTATTAGGATAAATCAATTCAGAACCTTGAGGCAAGTTGAATGTTCCTCCGATTATTGACCTACCTGTCGTTACATTAGTTGCTGTAGAACCATTTGAAACATAAATGCTACACTCAATTATGTCACCGTTTCCTCCAAGAGTTATGCTCCTGAGTGCTGCAGAATAATGGTTATCATTCGGATTATCTTCATCCCAGAATGCAATATCTTCTACTGTCATTGGTGCATTAGGCTGTGAAACTTCCATTCCATTTACAAGGAGGTCCGGGTCTGTTTCGTTGAACCTATCGTACCATAATGTAATATCTTGTAATCCAGTGAATGATGTAGCCCTATAATGGTTAACATCACAAACCCTAATATAGTTGAAAATATTTGCATCATAATATATACAACTTCTAACTATATTTATTACAGGTGTGCCGGATATGTTACTATCAATCTTAATCTTCTCACAATCAATAATATTGATTATTGTTTTAGCATTTGCATTACCCAAGATATGTAATGTAACGGCTGTTCCGAATCTTGAATCAATATTGTAAATATTCACACTCGCCGGGTCATCGTCATCACCTAACTGAGGAAGTGTTATATAGACATTTATTACAGGAGTTGTACCACCAAGGTATGGAGTGAACGGGAACGCTACTCTGTTGTTTACATATTCATCAAGGTTAGATTGGATAGTAGGATAAGTAATATTACTTGCTAATGTAACATCTTCTCCTAATTGATATGCTAATGTACCAGAACGAAGTAAAGAATAGTCAATCAATTTAAGTCGACCGGTCTCATCAAGAGTTACATATCCTGCGTCTGTATATGTAGAATCTGTATTGTAGAATCCACCTATCTGTGTTGTTGCTGCAAGAGGAATTCCACCTGTTACTAATATATAATCTGACCAAGTTCTAGGGCCTGTTCCAATTACTTTGTAGTACAGCGGAGTTATTTCAGTGTCTGAATCATTATGCCAAGATACCTCGAAGTAATCGGCATTTAATGTTCCTCTATATGTTGCAAAGTTGAATAATGTTGTTGCATCTTCATTGAAAATCTTATCCCAATACTCAGGATTCCAATCGCCTGTAGTAGCTGTGTTACACTTGTACAGACCTCCGTTGTAGGCTGCATAATCATTCACTCTATAATTTGTGCTTGTTTCGTAGAAATCTGCAAGATGCTTAAGGTCATTTACAGTAACACCTGGATTATCTCCAGCCCAAACTGATACGGAAGTTTCACCTAATCTTACACCTGTAGGAAGTGATTGTGAATATCCAACATTTGATACTGTTCCAGGCAAGACCTTATACATTGTTGAAGGAGACGCTCCGTCATCTTCTGTAGTATTTGCAGTATAATCTTCTCTAACGAAGATATAATCTCCATTACTGTAATTTGCAGGAATTGTAGGCATTACATAATCTGAATCTTTTGTATCTAACCAAAGGACCATGTTGCCTGCAGGCGACTGTTTAAGTCCACCTAACTTCTCTGCAAGATTTTTTATTACTTGTGTATATTCGTTATCAACAGTTCCGGCACTTCCCGAAAGATAATTTGCTTTAGGTAATTTAATATCTCTTAATCCGAAGTAAACATTATCACCAGCAGTATTCTTCATAGAATCAATCTGCTGATGGGGAATTGCTAAGTGGACAAATCCGTCATTTGTTGTTAAGAATGTTGCTTGAGGAACTGCTTCATTAGGATTGATAGTGCTTATAGTATTCTGAGGGTCTGCATCCCATACCATGAGGCTTCCTGTTGAATCACACCAAGTAGATTTATCGCTACTTCCTCCCTGACCGGAGAATGTATATAACATGTGAGGATTAAGATTTTTCTTTGATACGAAGTTATCATCAAGTACCTTAGAAATATCGTCAATCCTAGATGAATTGATATATGATACTTTATTCTTATTTTGAACGATTGCCGCAGGATTGATTGTTCCATTGATGTAGATAAAATCTGCTAACTTGAGGTCTGCAGTTACTTGTGACCTATCTGTAGGACAATCAGAAGGTGTTCTAAAATCTTCTTTCTTTTCAACAACTAACTGAATTCCAATATATACATTATCCTCATTTTCAATCAACATTGAACCGGACATAGTGGCTTCTGTGCTATAATAAGCCCTAATACCTACTACTAACTCACCAATGAGCGGCGGTTTATAATCTTTTGCTAATTGTGCATTTGCAAGAGCTAAATCGATAATCATTGGAGCAAGAGTCTGAACATAATGTCCATTGATTACTGCTCTACCAGGAGCTATCTGGAGGATACAAGATGCTGCATTAACAATAGTCCATTTAGATGAATCAAAAGGCTCGGGAGTTACTATCGGCTGTGTACAAACATATGTAACAGAATTGTATGTTACATAATCACCAATTGTATAAGTCTGTGTAGAATCGTATTCCGGTGCCTCCATTGAGGAAAGTAAACTAACAGCAAAATCGTTCATTCCATGTGTATAGGAAGGCCCCACTTCGTATTCTATCTGTGGGTCTGTTCCTACCATCTCTCTTGAACGAAGATTATATTCTGTAACTAATTGACCGCCTTTTGTTGAATTACTGAGCGGGAATATATTGGTTGTTGCTACATTAAATGTTTGGAAATGCATTTATCTTCCTCCATATGTAATTATATCTCTATAAAAGGTCCTATGTTGATGTACGCTGGGTTACACCTAAACCAAGTGCACTCATCGTATCTATCAGCGATAAACCGCCTGCCTGTGTATTCTGCTGTTGCATCATTGCTTCAAGTATGATTACTATCTTACCTAACAATGCATTTGCTTGCATCTGAGGGTCAAGTTTCTTTAATTCATCTGCACTGAATACATTCATTGCATTTGCTAATGCTAATAATGTTTCATTCTGTGCATCGCCTTCTGCTTGTCTTAAATCACTCCAAGCACTTGCACCAGAAATTGATTCACTATATTTACCTACACGGCCAATATAGCCTATCCAATCTGCTAAACACTTTTGGAATACACTTGAAGTTGAAACAAATGTCTTATGGAAATTTGTATTCAACAATTCTAAAGCACTAATGACAGTAAAATCTTTAGCATCTCCGAGTTTACTTCCAATCATGTCTTCCTTAATCTGTATATTAGATAATGCCATATCTACAGCATCCATTCTCTGGTCATATCTTGCACCTGAATCAAAGAATGGTTTGAATTCATCATTTATGAATGGAAGCCACATAGCGGTTTGATAAATTCCGCTTGTGCCTGCATCGAAGTCCCAGAAGGCTCTAGTTTCATCTCTGAATTTCTGTTCGTCTTCTTTTCTTGCTGCTTCTTGTAAAGCACCTTCTCTTGCTTGGTTGGCCTGGAAGTAACCTTGAATCTCGGCTTCACTTCTTCCGTAGTTACTAAGTGCTTCGTCCCAATCTGAAAGACCGTAGTCACTTAATGTTTCTTTGTATGCTTCCCAAGACATTGTCTTAGATGCTTCTTCTGCACTGTCAAGAAATTCTTGGAACTTAGCATTTGATAATGCCATAGCATTTTCAGCAGCCGTAGCAGTTATATTCTTTATTATAGCAGGAAGTGAACCTTTGCTTGATGCAGAAGATAACGAAGCTGCACTCTTTCCTACGCTGAATCCAGAATAAATTGAACTTATAGATGAACCTGTTGATGCTCCGGCTTTAGCAGAAATGTTAGTATATCCTGAATTATCTTGCATCCAACCAAGGAGGCCACCACCAGAATAATATGCATTGTTGAATCCTTCAGCGCCTCCTGTCAATAAGGCAGCAGTAGGGTCACCGGCTAATGCACCTAATACTAACTGATTCTCCAATGCACCCAAAGGACCTGCAGGGCTAAAAACTGTTCCAATTGCTGTAGCAATTTTAACCCCATCGGGTGTAACATAGTCAGTAACATTAGACTTGCCGCCCATCATCTCGATAAGAGGTCTTACAAGGGCCAAATCTTGTCCTACTGTAACTAAGTTTGTAAGGGCTTGTTGATTAGAACCTACAGCACTTAACTGAAGAATTTCTGCAATATCTTCTCGTCTTTCTTCGACTTCTTTAACTGAAGCATCCATGTTTGCAATGCTATTTGCAGCATATGAAATAGGATTCAAGAAATTGAGGAGATTTACAATTGTTTCACGAATGCCTTCAAGGAATGCTAATGCAGAACCTTGGATTTCTACAGCATAAGTTGCTTCTTGCATCTGTTGTGCAATCTGCTCTTCCCACATATGTTGCTGAACCATTCGGCCAGCTTCACTATCAATTACATACGCAAGTCCTTCTTCAAGAATTGTATTATTTATTTCTTGAAGTTTAAGTTGCTCAGTGGACATTGTAGCTTCGCCACTAGCAAGGAGTGACATATTCTCACTTAATGCTCCACTGTTGATGTTCATCTCGGCAATCTTGTCTGCAAGGTTATTGAAATCAACCCTTGCAAATGCCTTCATGTCTATTCCGAATATAGATGAAAGTCCTTCTGCGACTTCCATATAATTGTCGGGAGACATATTTTGCATGTTGGCAAGGTTCTTAAATATTGTTACAAACAAGCCTTGAGGGTCATTTGCTAACTGCTTTAAGAACTCTGTATTGCTTGCATTCATTCCAGAAAGGGAACGAAGTGCAACGATTGTATCACTGTTTCCGCCAATCGCTGCTTTAACTACATTGTCAACTAATCCTGATGCTAAATCAGGAGCAACAGAACTTACTATAGCAGATACAGAAGTAAGTGTACCTGAGATATCTGCGGCATTTCCACTCTTTGCAGATTGGGCAATAGCAACAGCACTGCTGAGTAAATTAGAAGCATCTTTTAATCCTGTGCCTAAACCACCTGAAAGATTTCTGCTTGAATATAAGAGATTATTAGCAAATGCTTCTAACTGCTGATTAGCATACTGAACTGCTTCAGCTTGAGCCATTCCCTGTGCAGTAGCGTCAGATATTAACTGAGCATAAGTACTTCCGTAACTTAAGAAGTTTTCAGTAGGTACTGCAGCAGTTAATTTAGTGGCTTCGTAAGCAAACTCTTCGGCAATCTTTCCGCTTAATCCACTCTCTAATACAGAACTGAGATTATTGATAATATCAGTAGCAGGAATTACTGAACCTAATCCTTCACTGATTAATCTCTCAGATACACTAGAATATAAATCGTAGACATCTTCTTTTGTATAGCCTTGAGTTAAAGAGATTTTGGCAAGATTTGCATCCCATGCATCTTCCCATTTCTTAGCAGCATTCATGAGTATTTCAAAAGGCTCACGAGCCATATACTCCATATCTGCCTTAAGTCTCTTTTGAGCCTCTTCAGATTGTTTCTTACGACTTTCTTCTCTTCGAGTAGCGGCAGCTTGCAAAGCTTCAGAAAGCTTTACAAGACCTTCAAATGCTGGTTTTAATAACTTAGCCGCAATTACTACACCTAAGATTACAGGAGCGGCAGCAGATGCTACGGCTGTTAATTCTCCCATTGCACCTGTAACTTGTGCACCGCCAGCGGCTACATCACCCATTGCTTGTCCAGCCGCTTTAACGCCTGAACCTGCGGCACTATTTATGACATTTCCAACTGCTTTGCCTAATTCAGAATTAGAACCTGCTAACTTATTACCGGCAGTTTGGAGAGCTTTATTTAAGATAGAATTCTTACCGTCACCAAATATCTGCTTACCAATATTTTTGCCTAATGCACCGGGAAGGTCTTTTAATTCTACTCCAAATTGTTTTGAGAATGTAGCAAGAGCACGATTCATGCCCTTCTTGAAATCGCCACCTGTAAGAGAATTGAGAAGTTGATTCTCAATACCTTTTGTGAAATCTCTAGTTATGTTTCCGGAACGCAGATAACTTCGAGTTTCTTCATATCTATCTCTCTGTTTATACTGCATTTCATCTCTTCGGTCACTAAAGAAACTTTGAGATGAATTAGAAGGATTGAAACCACCAGGATTAGAAGCACTTTCATCATGAAGTGCCCTACGCATGGAACGATACATGATATCGGCCATTTGACGCTGGTCAGGAGAAGTTCTTGAATCAAAGAATGGATTTCCTGAATAATTCTGGTTGTTGTTATTTTCTGACATTAGTTTCTCTTCTTTGTTGCATTATTTTCTAATCGTTGCTGTCGTTCCTTCAATTCTTTTTCAAAAGATTTTACATATTTTTCTCTTACAAATATAGGTTGTTGCATAACCCAATCTGCACTTACTGCGCCTTCGGAGGCTCTTGATATGAATAAGGTTTCATCTATTATGCGTTCATATTTGTCTTGACGCATATCATGAAATGTTTTTAATTCGCCATTAAGCTTTATTGTTTCCCTTAGCGGGTCCACTTGACTTCTCGGCACATCTATCAGCCTTCCAGGCCCTGAGATTTCCCAAGGTCGGACGAAAAAATCGGTCATCGACAAGTGCAATAAATGCGGCATCTTTGCTACCACACTTAGGACATGTCGTTGTACCTCCTGCTCTAAGGCCAAAATCTGTTAATTCGGATACTACTTGCTTAAGAATCTTAAAATCAGCGTCAACAAGACTATTCTGAAGTTTGAATTTGATATCTGCAGGTGTCATATTTGATTCGCCATTGATAGACTTCACCATGTAACACATTCTAGCCAAATCGGCATTTCTTTCACCTGTAGATAATGTAAACAACTTATCATTGTTTGCATTTACTATATCCTGAATTGTGGGAAGTTTTAAAACAATATCACCATTAAAGTCGATGAACTCGTCTTTAGATATCTTTATATTATTATCAAAGCCTGCAGGAAGTGTCTTTACTTCTACTGAGCGAAGGTCTACTTGATATTCACCTCTAGATACTTCACCGCAGTCTCCGCAGAAGATTGCATTTGTTGTATAGAAAGGGCCATAGTTAAGAATTCTTAAGCCTCTACAAATCCATTGGAAATCAATTTCTAAAAGATTGTGGAAATTGCAACTTTCTTCAATTGCTTTAGGGAATATGATATCAAGCATAGTTGCTACGAAATCTTCCCCTCCTACATAATCCAATTCGGATGCAGTAGGAATGCTCTTAAGGGTGAGAACATCAGGAATCTCACCATTGTAAAGCCCTTTGCCTAACAGTTCGATTTTTTCTGAAATAGCCATTTGATACCTCCAAAAAGTGTTTAGTGATTGGTATTTCGTGTATATTAAGTTGTCTTATATTTACCATAAAAGTATTAATGATAAATATTCTTACATGATATTATTTAAGGTTAATCAATACAAAAACGGGAGGTGAAAGGTGCCTCCCGTTCTTGCATGTGTGGTCTATGGCAGAAGAAAACTATTCTTTATCTCGACTCATAACTAACACTGCACTTATCATGAAACCAAATACGGCTCCAAGTATAAATCCAAATGCTACTCCGATGATGGTGTTCATATCAATATGAAAGGTTTAAATTTTTCCACGGAATGAAGTCTTAGTATCAAATCCGTGATTTACTATTTTATCTTTATTAGTCGTACCTTCGGCTACGGTTGATTCAGATGCGGTCTTTTCCAAAGAAAAATACTCGTCTATTGCGTGATACATATCTTCCGCAGAGATTATACTTGAAATTCCACAGGCCTTGAATAAAGGAATTGATAACTCTGATTTAGTATCTCCGACATACTGGATAAATTTATTAAAGGCAGAAGACTTGAAATCGGCAGTGTCAATAGCCTGTCTTAAATCATCTTTATGCTCCCTAATCTTCTCCGGCACATATTCATAATGGAAAGTAGTTTTATCCATATAAAAGATGTCATATTTCCAGTCGGTATTAAAACTGATAAGAGATAACTTGAATAATTCTCTTGGCTTATTATAGTTCTTCCAAGTTGTTATGCATTCTAGTTCATAATCCAACGGCTTATCTCTGCAGGGATAGTCATCAAACTTAGTTATGTGAACAAGAATAAGCCAAAAGGTTGCTCCGCTCTGAAGTAGGACAAACCTATAAGCCGAATAACTCCTCCAAGCCCATCGTATTCTATCGCAGAACATATCTTTTGTCAGAAGAAATGAGCCACGCCTGTCAAATACAAGCGTGTCATCTCGGTCTTGAAGATAATCATAATAATCTTGGTTCTTATCTATTATCCTCATTAGAAACCTCCTTTAGTGGGCAATCTTTATTCCTTTCTTCAAATGGGTCATAGAGTTCTTCACCTGTATCTTTATTATAAAAACAACTATTAGGAATTAAGTTACAACACCCGAACTCGTGGTCATAGATAGGGCAATCAATACAACATTTCGGCATATCCATTCCGCTGATTATGATACTCATTAGGATTCTCCTTCAAACTTGTTAGTGTTATTTCCCTTCCCGTCTTTTCTGCTCCGCTATAAGAAAATCCTGATATTCAAGCCAACCTTTCTTATCAAAATCAGAACCGTAATTACCACATTGTGCCTGACTATCGCAGTCATTTATCAGCACTTGCAAATCTTTATTAGATATTTCGGCTATATGAGATTTAACAATTCCTTGAACTAAACTCGGCATATAAGTTTGTCTGCCTTGACAGTACCTTATTGCACAAACGGCTAATGTCCCAAAATCTTCATTATCTATTTTCATAATTATTCTCCTTTATCAGCGGGGATTATTACTTCAGCCCTATCAACTTTAAATTTATGTGTTATTCCATAATCACAACTATTACAAATAAAGTCATAACTAGGCGGGCAATCTTTAACATTATTAGGGCATCTATAATATGCTAATTTACTGCGGTCAATCAAATCTCCGTGTCCTTTAGGGAGAGGTATGCCATTAGCGATTGCGGTATGGATGTCATAACAGGTGTTATCCAACCCTTTTATGAACTCATATCTTTCTTCCGGTATATCAATTACTATTCTCATAGCCATCTACCTCATTAGCCTTTAACGGCTCTTTACAACTATTACAATGTCTATAATCCTTAATAGAACGACCATAAGGGATAAACAATTCATTCCTACACTTTGGACAACGATAAAGTGAACCACCTATCGTCAATTTTGGATTAAGCTGTATCTGTTCCCAAGCAAGCATATTTTTAGTAAGTAAAAAATTTGTCATACCAATTTACCTCCCTGCTGGAATTACTGTTGGGGCATCATCGATAGCCTTTAACATTATTTCTCCGATATAATGCTCTCTTGCTTCATATTCTTCGCATAATGTCTTTTTCAAAGCCTCACGGCTGATTAAATCGCCTTGTGGTTTTTCTTCATAAGGTATTCCGTTACGGATTGCTTCCTTTATACGACTTATAGCTTCATAATAGAGTGGCTTAATATCGCTCTGCATATTTTCACAGTATCTCGGTTCAATATCAATTACTATCTTCATACTTTCGGCTTCCTTTCTGTATAAGCAAATTTTGCATACTTACAAGGCTCTCCCTTGCTCTTCTTTATCTCGCAAATCTGCGAAAGAACACATCTTTTACAACTATTAGACTGTCTATATGTTGTCATATCAATTTACCTCGTCAACTACTACATATATCTTCTGTTCATCTGTATCATATCCTACCTGAACTACCTTAAATCTTTCAGGATAGGTATATGTAAGCCTATTGCAAGGTTCTCCGGTCTTTGCAATAACTGTGAACCAAGCCCCTGTATTAAGATATGGGATAAGGTCTATCAGCAGAAGTTCTCTATCCTCTCGTTTATATGATGTAGTTGCTTGTTCTAACCAATTACTCATAATCACTTCTCCTTTGATATGTTTTCTGTATATGTGATACCTTGCTTCCCACGCATATCTTCGGAGTAAACCGGGTTTATAACACCCCCTTTGTCCTTGTCTTTGATGTCAAAAATGGAGTCTTGTATATTTTTCATACCATTTTCCGCACTCTTGCGTAACTCATATATCTTCTGACTAAGAAGTTGATACCTCTGATATGCCGGATTATTCATTCCGTACTGATGCTCAACGGCATACATTGCTTGGTCTACTGCCATTTCTATGTAGAACAATTCGTCATAAGATAAATTAACTTTCATATCATACCCCCATATATACAACCCCTGTATCTGTGAAATAAATCAAAGTCGGATTCTCGTCTTCTTCATAGCGAGAATACCCGATAAATCCCTTTGTTTCCGTAAAAGGATATATCCACTCCAAAAAATGCTTTATCTCGTCATCATAATCCTTCAAATCGCACCTGACATTCAAGATACGTTTGTATGTATTAGTTTCCTCGTCTTCCTTATACCACGGTGTCTTATTGGTCAAAGAAGAATCAGCGATATGGTCGAAATAGAATGAATCGCAACGGAGCATATATTCCCACCTACCGGCATCAGACTTAAACAACGGATGCTTGGGTAAAGTTACCTCATTGTCCGATTCACCTACCATATTTTCCAATAAGGCTAAAGTTGCCTTATCTACCTTAATGGCTACCTCGATATTAAGTTCAGTATACATGCCCATATTAAAAACCCTCTGTTTCACTACCAAATAAGTACGGTCTTGTAGTCTTATCGTTTCTATCCCAAGTCTTTGCATAATCAGCCGGATATTGGTCTGCGACATGATTATTAAAATTGCTATCTCGCAAGAAAATGATAATTCTTGAATCTTTTACTCGATAGAAGTCCACTACGTCTTGTAAATGGTCAAAAGTCAAATAAGCACCGCCAAAATGCTCTTGCCCCATTAACTCTGAACGTGTACCCCTACCCACCAAAAGATTCTCGTCATAGGCATTAGTTACATAAATCGTAAACTCTTGCCAATAAGTAGCGACTGATAGCATATCCCAAAGTTTCATAATCTATCTCCTTTTATTAAAAGACGAATAAGAAATATGCAATGTATGTGTATTATCATTTGATACTATCATTACACCCATAACAATTCCTCCTTATACTCCTGTATCTACATCTGCGAAATCTGTGAGCTCCGGACGATATGCAATAAATATTGCACCCTCCTCTTCAGTTATAGTACCCTGCTTGATTGCTATCTTGATACAAATATACTTGTCCTTGAGCTCCACCTTAGGGTCGGCTACTATCATAGCGAGCTTTGCAATCTTGATAACCTTAGGGTCCTCTACCTCCATTGCATTGCTCATCTCTGTATTCTTAAAAACTTTATCTATCATATTAAACTCCTTATTGAAATAATTCAAGAATTGAATGGAATAAACTAAAATCTACATTAGAAATTAGCTGATGTAGATTCTAGGATATGTGATAGTCTTCTGATAATCGGAGACCTTATCACCGAAGAATTCCTTAATCTTGGCTTCATCCAACCTAGCGGAGCTGACGATTACGCAAGATACCTTATAGTCGTCACCATAGACGATGTAAGTATTCTTCTTCTCTCCACCGAGGGTTCCCTTCGCCTTAGCATAAGCCTCAATCTCATCATTAATCTTATCCAAGGCTGCATCAATCTTCTTCTTGAGGACTGAGAGCTTTCTCTTCTTGACTACGAGCTTGTCGAGTTCTTTCTTTGTTTTACACATGATAATTTCCTCCTCTTGGATTATTGATATTTTGATATCTGATATAACGATTCTCTTTTAGGCTATCTTGAGCCTAATGAGGTCCTTCTTCTCTACGATTCTTTCTGAAAGGTCTCTCTTGCCTTCAACTATATCGTGTACATCTTCATCATATGTGCCATGAGACATGATTGTATGAATCGTGACTGCAGATGTTGTACCGATTCTGTGGGCTCTATCGCAAGCCTGTTCCTTGGCACCGTTTGTCCAAGGCTCGTCTAAGAAGACAACTTCTGTAGCGGCTGTAAGGGTAAGACCTACGCCTGCTGCTCCTGTGGTTGCGCAGAAGACCTTAACTGAATCGTCTGTCTGGAACTTATTGACAAGTGCCTGCCTATCTGAATCAGGAGTCTCACCTGTGATTACTACAGGATTGAATCTCTTCAATCTCTCAACTGCAGGATTGATTCCCTGAATCCAATTGCTGTATACGATGACCTTTGTGCCTGAGTAAACGGCCTCTTCGACTATCTGCTCAAGTCTGTCGAGCTTGGGGTTATTCTTGATGAAATTGAAAGGACCAATTCCACCAGATACCTGACGAAGTCTCATCTTGAGGGCAAGTATGCACTCTGTATTGATGATATCGTTGAGTTCGGGGTCTTCGATGGCTTCGTCGATAATCTGATTGTATAACTTCTTCTGCTCATCTGTGAGTTCTACGTACTCGTTCTTGTAAATCTTCTCGGGAAGGTCAAGAACCTCACCCTTCGTTCTACGAATCATGATGGCACCTAACTGAGCCCTGAGCTGGTCAATGTTCTTGTAGCCTACGATATTGCCCCATTCGTCGTACTGACAGAAATGATACTTGAACTGTCTGAATTCATAAGGCTCATATCCTAACCACTTGAGGATTGAATAAAGGTCTAATGGAGTATTGATTAAGGGTGTACCTGTCATCGCGATGCGATAATAAGGCTGAAGCTGAATCAGGCCCTGTCCCTGCTTGGTCTCAAGATTCTTACATCTATGAGATTCGTCTGCGGCTATCATGTTGATTATACCTGCATCACAAAGAGCTTTAAGTTCTGCGGCTATCTCTGTGTTCCTGAGGGACTCGATATTCGTGATGATGAAATAATGAGAATCAATACCAGAACCTGTTCCGAGTTCCTTGATATCTGCAAGCTTATCAGCATTGCTACCGATGTACATCTTACCTGAACGCTTCATCGTTCTCTGTCCGAGGATGTAACCTGTCTCGTTGGAATGCTTTTCAATCTCTTCAAGCCAGTTCCACTTAAGAGAATTTACACAAGCGATGATAAGGCAATGCTTGAAGTTCTGAGCCTGCTTGCGAATAAGGGCCAGGTCAATAACTTCTTTTGTCTTACCAAGACCCTGGTCGTCTGCAAGAAGGAATCTGCTATGCTCTAAGCCAAACTGAATACCTTCAAGCTGATGCTCCATAGGATTTGTTTTGAAGTTGAATCCTGCATCTACTTCAACTGTATCAGGAACGATTTCCTCGTTCTCGATGTTCCAAGTGAAATGAGATAAAGCGGACTTGAGTTCGTTCAACTCTTTGTACTCGATTTCCCACCTCTTATTATCGGGGTCCCAGAACCTAGCCCTGAGAGCCTTAACTGATGCAACGACTTCCTTATTGTAGTCGAATGTAAGGAATACGGAGAAGTCATCTGTGCATCTGATAGGCTTATCAATCCTAGCGGTGATGACTGCTGCCTTAGGCTCAACTGCCTCAGTCTCTGCCTTCTTCTCTTCTACAAGAGTAGGAAGGTCATCTACTGAAAGGAAGTTACCGTCTTCATCTTCGATAGACTTGATGGCGGACTTCGCAACCCATCCGGTCCAAACGGTGTTAACCAACTTTTCACGATAGATGCGAACTGCTTCGTTGAGTTCTTCTTCACTATCAAAAGGATTTACGTAATTGTGACCACCGCAGATAGGACCAATTCCGAAGAACTGAGAAACCTTATTGGTGATGGGGCGGCCGCAATGCATACATCTTGTGGTTACTCTCTGCTTGATATCGCCGTGAAGTGACATCTTAACCATGCCCTTCGTTTCAGTGAGCTTACCACTAGTATACATGACTACTAGCGGCATCGGGATATCGTCGTTAAATTTCTGCATGAAATCGAAACCATCTGAAGACTTAAAAGTCATCCAAGGCTTAACTTCTATCTGATATTCGTGCTTCATATGAGACCTCCTGTCCTCTGGGACTGTTGATACACTGGTCAAAATACCTATAATGACATTTTAATTATAATATAAATCAGTGTGAAATAAAAGTAATCTGCATAATAATTTTGAAATAATTCAAGAATTTATAGTTTATTAATAAAGTTTACTTAAAAAATGAGCCTACTGCTATAGGTACAATAGGCTCAACCCAATTAGGAGGCTCACATTATGTCACCAATGTGAACTCACGAATCTCTAGTCCTTACGGACTTATCTTTTATAACGATTCATAAAAAATAAACTCGCTGAATATTGCTATCCAGCGAGCCTATATAAATATATGCACCACAGGAGGTAACATATAGGCAGTAAGATTAAGTTTCTTCAATTATAGAAAAGATGCGGTCAAACCTTCCACGAATTACATAACTCTTTGCAAAGTTATAAGCAGATTCAAAATTCTTTGCATGAATTCTTTTTGTGCTTGTAACATGGCCGTCAAGTCCAACTAGTTTAATTAAATAAGCCCTAGTCTCTTCAGGCTCCATTGCATATTCGTATAACTCTTCTTCAGATGACGTTATAATATATCTTTCCTTTTTCATTATCATAATCTCCTGGCTGATTACATGAAGTAGTTTCTGTAATATCTGAATCTTTTGCTAATATGAAATTTAGATAGAATTCCAATTCTTCTTCGGACATGCTTACACCTCTTGTTAGATTAGTTAAAAATAAAGGGCAAGTAGCCGAAGCTACCTGCCCTAAGATTGTATTAACTAAATCAGGAGGTGAGTGCTGCAGACTGAGGCAGAGCAATGAGGTCAATTGTGATATCCTCAATAACTCCGGCGGTTCTGATAATAATCTTACCAATTACTGAGTTAGCATTTACTGAATCTAAACCATTGATGTCGGCTGCCATTGTTACATAATAGCCAGGGTCATCAAGGTCATCTCTACCAGGTACGTCTGCACCCTTTACAAGTGCACCGAGGTTAGACATTGTATCAAGGATAGGCGTAACTCCCGCATAGAATCTGTCATAAGCATTAGCATTGCTGTACTGATATGTTATTCCGATACCTACTCTATAGACGACATCCTGAATTGCATTGAAGATGTATCTTGTAGAAAGGTTAGCCAGAGCCTGGTATGTTGCCGGAGGTACTTCAAATAATGTGGAGTTGCCCCAAATACCAGCACCAATTTCAGGAAGGTTTGTGATGACGTTGAGTCTGCAACCTTCTCTTGACTGCCACTTATCAAGAAGTGCTTCCGGTACTGTGTAGTCTAACTTACCAAGCTTGAAATTTGTACTCCTGACTGTAGGAAGAGCCCATTCATATTGGTTAGCCTGATTAAGAATCATTGCTCTTGTAATCATAAGAGCAAGGAACGAAGGCGAAGCCGGTGCCGGCCTACTTGTTCCTGCATATGTATACTGGCCCCAAGGAGCAAAGAGAGCAGATGCAGAAGTGAAAAGACCTGTCTGTAATGTTGTATCATCAGGCTCATATCTGCAAAGTTTCTGTACATAACCTTCTTGAGAAGATGATGTAGAATCGTTCCATACGCCATCTCTAGCAAGGCTCTTCGGAATATCAAGAAGAGCTGTTGCACATCTACTATTGTAAGCAACATCTATGAGTTTGACATGCATCGGAGAAAGTGTACCGAAGTGAGCCTTAGGCTCTGTTGCACCTAATTCGTAGAAATTCTGGTCATCCCAAGGAGTAATAACTCTATTAGGATTATATGAAAGCTTATCTTTGAGAAGGTCATATACCTTAGTAGCATAAGTGAATGTCCACTCTCTGTATCTAATAGCATAAGCAACATTGATATCTTCTGTTGCTGTCGGGATAGCCTTGATATAATCGAGGTTATCTACTTCTGTAGATACAATACCAAATCTATCTTTTGCATAATCCTGAGCCTGAGCAAGAACTGAATCATAAGTATCAGCAACATCTTGTGCTGCTGTATCAGAACCATCTTTTAATCTAGTTGTATCAGCTCCGTCATCGCCTACAAGTACACTATCGTCTGTAATCTTCTCAAATCCTGTGAATACTATGAACTGAGATTCAACTTCACTTATATGAAGGATACTGTCTGTAGAATTATCTAAGTCGAATACAAAGGTAAGGTTCTCAAGCGAAGTTCTTACATTAGAAGCATCAACTGCATATACAATAGCATTCCAATATGTCTGGCTTGCACTCTCAATTTTCTTGAGAGTTACAACAAGATTGTTACCAAATGTACCAGGATACTTTGCGGTGATGTTGAGTGCAACGCCTTCATCTTCGTAATACTTATCAGCTTCGAAAGTAGGAGCAACAATCTCTGTTCCGTTCTTCTCATAATAAGTATCTGCTGCAAAAGCAGGGGCAACAGTCTCTGTTCCATCCTGAATGTAGTAATTTGTGTAGTCTGTGGCCCAATCAGCAGGCTCGGAAGATAAGAGAACATATTCGTTATCCTCAAGCTTATAGTATGTATTTGCTTGGAATTCTGGAGCACTCTCGCCAGTTACATGTGCATAAGTGGGAACTTCTACACCTTCTACTGCTTCGTACTGGTCGCCATTCCTCGTGAAGTAATTAGCATAATCTGTGGCCCAATCAGCAGGCTGAACTGTCAATAAATCATACTTATCAACTTCTACACCTTCTACGTGAACGAACTGAAGTGAAGCATCTTTCTCGTAGTAATTAGCATAATTTGTTTCCCAATCTGCAGGCTCGGAAGATAAAACCTTCATATCTGCTGTATCGCTAAACTTACCAGAAGCCGATGTACCAGGACAAAGTCTGCAAACAAGAACATCATATCCATTAGTGATAAGTGAAAGAGCAATCTGATATGAATAATCTTTTGCCCTTCTGTAATTTGCAGCAGGTCCTCTAAATGTTGATACAAAATTCTGTAAACCTGTCTGTGTTGAATTAAACCTTGTCCAAGCAGTATCCTCTAATGCATCAGATAAAGACTTACCTGTTGAGGTAGGGTCTTGAAATGCAGGGCCCCAACAAGAGGTGATAGGGAGTGCTACGGTACAATAGTTTGAGTTTGTAACATTAATCGAATAATTGTTAGAAATTGGATTAATTGTTATCTTAGCCATATTATTTGACTCCTCCTGATTTATGTTTGCTTTCTTTTGGTATAAGTTCTCTTCTTCTTAACTTCTACTGGCTTAGGCTCTTCTTGCTTAGGTTTAGTAATTATTGCCCTCGGCTTAATAGGTGTAGAAGGAACTTCCTTGACTCTAATCATCTTGATATGATTTATGAATCCGGGAACTTCCTTTATCTCATTTGGGTTAAATGTTACACCGTAGAAAGTTAACGGAATATTAGAACTATTCTTGTATCTTATCATAAACAATAATACCTCTGTTAATATTAAAGGTTAATCTTCATTGTCGTTTTCTTCTAAATCTTTAAGAGAAGGAATTGGAGTAGAAGTTAATTCAGCCGTTGTAAGATATTCAACCGGCTCCATTACACTGATATATATTTTCTTAAGTTTTACTGTTCGTCTTGTAGCAGACTGTATTTGAGCTAAACTAAAACTATCTGAATCGTTGTATCTACACTCAAGCCAATAGAATGTGTAGAATTTATCTGTAGCAGATACAAGATTAATCCAACCCCTACCATCTACACCAGGATTATTTGAATTATATCTGTCGTAAGAATCTTCTCTATTGATAATAACTTTGACCCACAAGTCCTTACCCATGGTTCTAGATAAGTTATAAGCAGTTATAGCATCATCCCACTTTGAAGTATCTATATGGCCAGGGTTTTCTGTTGTTATGAAATTCTCCTCAACAGGAATACCTGTGTTTATCTTCATCAGTACATCATCCCAGTTGATACTTTTCAGTTTAGAAAATACATCATAAGTAACCTTAAGTGCTTCTATATCGTCAGTTTCTAACAAATCTGCAGATATATTTGTAGATGTCTCAACGGTGGTTACATTTTTTACTTCACCTGTTTCTTCATCTTTTTGTTCTTTTACTTGAAGATAAGAAGTAAATTTCCAATTGAAACCTCTAACTCTTCCTGAATTTATATCACGACCGCTATTACTATAGCGATACTTAGGGTCGTCATATTTAGACTTGTTAGATATATACCGTACTACGATGTAGTAGGCATATTCATCACGTCGATAATCTGATTGTTTTACACTAATTTGTATGCCCTCAGGAAGTGCTACCATGTCTGACTCAAGAAGCGTCTTTATGTATGCTTCCATATCGCTAGAATAGTTTGATGCAGCTTCCTCATATGCTGCACGCTGTGCCCTGTGTTCAGAAAGCTGCTTGTTATAATTATCAAGATAATTCTTTCTTTCTCTTATTAATTTTTGTCTTTCAGAAGCAAATACAAATTTCATATTATATTCCCTCCATATCTAATATACCTGTAACTTCATCATCAGAATAACCTAAATCGTAAAGTCTATTAGTTACATAAGTTACAAAATCATTATCTGAATCAGTTAGTGCCTTTGCTTCGTCTACTACAGAATCAAATTTTTCGTATTCCTCAGGACTGAATCTCTTAGATAAGATGGTTGCACTTGTGATAGCATCGCCTTCTTCTAAATCTTCAATTCGGCTTTCCAATGCAAAGAGGAAACTATTTATATTATTGAACTTCATATGTATGACCCTCCGTAGTTTCAATATTTATATAGTCCTTGTTAACTTTGATTAAGTTAGGGCAAGTCGCTTCACTGCACTTAAGTAATTTGATATTTTCAAACTCATAAGATTCATCAGCACGATTCCAGATAATAGTAAGGTTAGGGCAATTATCAAATGCACTAAATGAAAGGTCTGTGCCATCATCTACAGTAATTGTTCCTTCTATTTCACTATCTGCAAAAGCATAAGCACCTATCTTCATTCCACCTAAATCAAGGTCTACACCCTTCAATGAATTACAATTACGGAAAGCACCACCACCCACAATAGCAACGCTACCAAGGTCTAACTTTTCAAGTGATGAACCATTGAATGCACTTGGGCCTACCTCTGTTACATTGTTAAATTTTACTTCTTCAATAGAAGTATCATTTAAGAATGTTTTTGTAACAATCCTCTGTAACTTCGAAGGCATTTCAACATAAGTAAGTCCGCAATCTTTGAAAGCATATGTGCCTAAGTAAACTACTGAATCAGGAAGTTGACTTGTTAACTGAGAGCAACCCCTGAAGCAAGAATCTTCAACTACTTTTAATGAAGTACTGTGATTAATAGTGATTAAATTCTCACAATTCTGAAATGCACTAGATTCATATTTGACAACTGAATTCGGAATATCAATAGACTCTAACCCACATCGCATGAAGAACCTATCAGGTATTACCTTTATTCCTTCGGGAAGCTTGACTTTCTTGAGATTAGACAAGTCTCTAAGGCCCTCTTGTTCAAGTGTAGTAAGTGAATCAGGAAATATGATACTTTCAACGCTATCTGGAAAATCCCAAGGAAATCTAACATCTTCAGGGAGTTTGATTTCTTTTGCATCTTCTACATATCCTACAATAGAATCTGCTCTATACTGAACACCATCCTTTTCTTTAATACCAAAATATGCTTGGAAATTAGGATGCTCAGAACAGAATTTGTAGAATTGAGCTAAGCCCTTTGAACGGTCGTTTATATCGTACCAAGAATTTGATTCGAAATGAAGCTGGAATTTTTCATTTGGATTCTTAGTATTTAAGAAGATATAAAGAGGACCTCTGCGGCTATAACTTCTCCAATAATAATCATCACCTTCATAAGCGGTGCACCAAGTAGCCTTTGTACCGCCTTCACGAGCAAGAGAAATAGAACCTGGATAAGTAAGGGGCTTCCAAACTTCCCAATCACCATCCTCTACACAGAACTCTTTGTCGTCTGTGTTTGCATGGTGTGCTTGTTTCTTAAGCAACTTAGCCTTCTCTTTTTCAGTAAGTTCTCTGTTACCAACAGCCTCAGTGTCAGTTAAGAACTCTTCTACTGTCTTATATTGGCCGAGGTCAGGCTTAGGATATTTCTTATAGTTATTTAAGAAGAATCCTAAGGCGTCTTTGAGGTTAGTATACTCTGATTGGTCTAAGTTGCCTTTGTTATACTGCCTAAAAATCCAAGGGCAATACTTTCCTCCGCGATTCTTTTCAAAATCAGCAGAAGGGTCAAGCTCGATAAGCTCCTGAAATTTATCATCCTCAAGTTCTGGAGCAAATTGTTCTCTAAGCTTTTCTATGGAAACTACTGCACTGATATATCGTTTCATTATCCACTACCTCGCTTTGACTTTATTTATTTAATATGTATCTTATTAAGTTTTCAGTATCATCTGGATAATTGAGAGTTTTCTTCAATGCTTTAACAAAGTTATCAGTTACCTCAATTCCAAATCTTTTCTCAAAAGTATCTCTGTCAAAATGTTCTATAAACAGTGGTATAACTTCACCTTTCGGCAAAGTTTCTACCAATGTTTCAATTATAACATCTAATTCATCTCGTGTCCGGTCTGAAAAATATGTTAATGGATACTTTATGTATAACTTCATATCAACCTGTTATTCGTGCAATTAAATCTTCTTGACTGATTGTTGTAATCGGACGGTCAAAATTAACATTGTCTTTTTTAACCCGCCAAGGAGACTGTCTTTGAATACGCTGTATTGCATATTCAGGAGAACTTCGCATATCCCAAGTATTAATCTTAGCAATATTATAGAACTTAGGAGTTTCAGATACAATTTTGTACCATGTTTTTCCATTGTCACCTTGTATCCATATATCTTTACCGACAGCTTCTTCTAATTCTGCCTCTCTAATCATCTTATCATATCCAGGGTCTTTATAATCCGGGTCATAAGAAGGGTCTTTAATGCCGATGTATTTGTTATAATCAGGATAAGATTCTTTAGCCTCTTTAAGGAGCGGTGCCCAATCATAATCAACAATTGCTTTGAGGAAGTTAGCAGAATTCATCAGGTCGTCTAACTGAGCCGATGTAGTTGCATCAAATCCAGACCAGGAATTTGATTCTCTCTTCAATTCTCCGTTTTCATTTAATCGGATTTCGTAACTCCATCTGAGACATACATCTTCTCTTTCATCAGCACTGAGATAATCTGCATATTTGAAACGAATTTCAACTCGCTTCCATCCATAATCTGCAAATATTTCCAAATAAGGAAGCTTGTCAATATAAGAACTGAATTCTTTTTTAATTAATGCAACAATGTTATCGTTCCAAGCCCATCTAGCCTCATCATACTTACGCTCTTGGTCTCTGTATAATTGCTTTCTAGCGTCATACTTCATCTGCCACTGCTGCTTTTCTTTGATAAGGTCATCTTTTCTACTAGATACTATATACTTCTTCATTTGATTTTTTCCTCCGGATAGACTTCTGCAAGATAGGTATCAATGTCATCATAGCCGGTTCTTTCATGAATTACTTTATTCAGATTCTCTACATTATATCCGAATATCTTTGTAAGCAACTGTAATTCATCTTCTGTAGCAATGTGGTAGTCAGTAATAAGATTCCAAAGTTCCTCTACTTCGGGGTCCTTCTCTTCGTCTGCTTCGTCTGTTTCTGTTGCAGAATAGATATTTGAACTCGCATTCATTGTTAATTCATCATATCTATCTTCTAATGCATTGATTAAATCATAAGGATTATTACTCTTGGGCATATGATTCTCCTTCTTTTATATAAATAATATTCAATTAATTAAAGGTTATTGAGGAATGTATTCCTCTATATCGCCTTCGTAATCAAGAAATTCTTTTCTGTTATTGGGAATTGTCCTGATTTCTTTATAAGGAATTGGCCATTTTGCAATTTTCTTTATGTTCAGTGACTTGATTTTTAGTTGAGATATTATATCTGATTTGTTTAACTTCTTTTCAAGCTCTAGAAGAGATGATTCTGTGTCAATGAGTTCTGCTATATCTTGTATATTGAATACAAATGCCCTTTTGTAAGATTGAAACAATACAATTACAAGTCCGTGTGAACCTTCAATCTGTGATTTCAGCATTAAGCCGTCTCTTTGTTTATTTGTGAGACAGCTAAAAGGAATATTATCATTATATGTGCATTTTGACTCTATGTAGTATTTGTATGGATACTTGTATAACTCAAAATCGCAGATATTTGACGAACCATACATGCCGGAAACTTGGTCAGGAATTCTGTCAAAACTATATCCATCGTCAGGACGATTCAACCATTCTTTTATCTTGCCTTCGGCTTTCTTTCCGTGTTCGTTTTCTGCCATATATTAGATATATTCATCCTCAGGAACAGATTCGTAATTACCTCTGCGATTGAGGAAATTCTGAAGAATTGAGCTAAAGCAAGGATAGTTGTAAGAAAGATTCAATCTACTTTGGCTACCGTTTGCCCAGATAATATACATATACTCGATGTCTTCTTCATCAAAATAAACATATACTAATTCTACATCTTTGAATTCAGGCATCCAAGTATGAATGAAATCATTCATTGCATTTATAAAATCTTCATAATTCTGCATAATATCACCGCTCCTTATAATATGCCATCATAATTAGTCATTTCTTTAAACTCTTCATCTGAAAGATTCATGCTTCTTGCCCATTTAGGTTTTCTTCCAGATTTAACATAATCAATATAATCTAACATAGATTCATAGTCGCAGCTTATATCACATCGACTCATATTCCACGAATTTTGGCGGTCAAAATCTTTCTTTACTTCAGGAGATAAAGATTGATACCATTTTTCAAATTCAGGCTGCTTACTTAATCCCCATTGATACTTAGCTTCATACTCATCTACAAAAGATATAGCATCTTCTAAAGTATCATATTCTTCGCCATCGCATTCGTCGCCGTACCGGTCGAGTATAGTTGCATCATAAACTATATCGCCGTTAGGATAATCAAATTTTCTTACTTTACCTCTACCACTAGCTGTAGTGTAAACAATTTCATCAGTCGCTGCTTTTACATATATCTTCATACTATCACTCCTATCATCTAATCAAATTATAGAATTTAAGCAACTTTCCAATCTTGATTAGTTGGCCTGAACCTCCAATTGAATCATTATTATAGATATCAATTAACTGCGATACAATAGTTGCAAGTCTCTCAGGTGTTATATCTTCAGGGGCAGTAAGATTATAAGGTTCTTCGTTTGCCTCTAACTGCGTAAGTAAATTTTCTATTCTTTCTGTGTCACCATTAAACTGAATAGAATATTCTTTATTATTGTGGTCTTTGAATATTACTATTTCATCGCTTACTGCTATTAAGTGAATTCCGTCAATAGCATCTAATCTGTTTACAATTGATGCTCTATCATAACTTGATGCTTTAATGTATCTTTTCATGGAGCATTACCTCATTCAACCTTATCAATAGTTTTGCCCATTTCAGCCTCGGGAGTTCCCTTTCTCCAGAAGACATCATAGACATAACTTCCTCTCCAGCCTTGCCTACCTTCAGTATGACAAGTATTTACTGATTCATTCTCAATGAAATTCAATACGCGCTTCGGAACATCTTTCTCAGTATATTCTCTATCTGCTCCGCCGTATCCATCAGGATTTACATATGTTACGCTATATGCTGTTTTAAAAGAATATACTGTCCTTGAAACTGCGTCTATTCGCATATCTCTGATAGTCATTGCTTTAATATATTTTTTCATGTGCTCACCTCGTGGCGTCTAATAATACTTTTACAGCATAATCAAAGGTTGTATCTCCTACAATAAGTTCACAACCTTCGTATACAAACCAACCATCATAAGAAGGATACTGCTGAGCGATTATGAATTCACTTCCTGTCCTTTTACTTCTAACTACACATGACAAACATTGTCCATCTGGCTTAAGTTTCTTCTTTATAGCCTGTTTTGCATATTCTAATTCACTCATCTTTATTCCTTCTCTCCGTAGCCTTCTAAAGATTTCTTCATTTTCTTAGCCCAATTAGATAACGATTTGTTATCATTCTTATTCCATATTTCTAAGTTAGTTAATGCTCTAATTATTGGTGCTCTGCCTTTCTTATCTATTAAGGCCTTGAAATGTTTCACTGGCAAATCTTGAATTGATTTACCTTCGGGAACTTCTAACATTCCTGGATTCTGAACTTCTATATCTGCTTTTGCTTTGATATAAATTTTCATAAATGCTTCTGTACCTTGATTGCATCATCATATGAATGATATGCTTCTCCGTTGACCCAATAGATATCAGAACTAGGATTCATTATATCATCATACTGAACATACCATATGCTTTCAGGATATTCGAGAGATTTCTTCTGGGCTGATTGTTCAGCTTCTTCATTTGAAATATTAAGCCAGTCGTTATGAAAAACTTTTCCATTATCAAATTCATCAGTTCTTGCTATTCTTTTATATGTTGAAGATTTAATATAAATTTTCATATTTTATATCTCCTTAATTATTTTGAATATGATTGTAACTATCAAATTTTAATGTTTCACCTACTTCGTTCAATAGAACTGCCGAATGAACATCTACTTCACTTATTGCTGCTGACGCTAATGTGAGATAATATTTTTGCTCAGCTAAAGGAAGTTCGTTGAACTGATAAGTTAATGAAGATGTAACTCCGTTAGTAGTCTGAAGTTCAAGTACAAGATAATTCATATTACTTTATTTAACCTCGTGAACAAGTGTTCGGACATGGAGCCTCTGAATAGGCCCAGAAGCTAAAATCGATTTCACCTCAGCTGTGCCATCCTCACCGACAACAATTCCATTGATAACAGCCCCTACATTTCCTCTTGTAACTCTGAGGCTATTCCAATCTCTAACAGGGCCTGTTATCTTAGTTACTCTCTTGAGTAAGTCAAGAACAAGATTCTCTCCGTCTCTTTGATTCTGCTTATGAATCTGCTCGTCTGATAAATCCCAAATAGAACGAGCATATTTAAGTGAGCCATATTCTCTTTCAAAAGGCCTCTCAATGTAATCTTCGTCAAATTGCTCTCTTCGAGGGTCTCTATAGCTATAATATCTGTCTCTTTCAGGAATGTTAGGATAAAGTTCTGCTAACTTTGCTTTTTCTACCGAAGGACTACCGGAAGATGTTTCTCCATAAAGGATGACCCAAGCATCATGACGCAGTTGTTGGTAGAAAGGTTTACCTTCGTTCTTGATTCTAAGGTCGTGTTCATCCCACCTAGCGATAATATCATTCATGAATTCTTTGAGACAATCAGGAATTCTATCAATTTCATTAGCCTTCTCTGTCAAGGCAGAAATTTTGGAATTGTAGTTATCAATTATCTTCTGTGCTTCCTTGATTGCTTCGTTTGAATTGTAAATAGAAGATGCATCATCTCTGATACCATATAATGCATGTCCTACATCCTCGCCCCATGGAAACTTTCTGCTAATATCACTAATAGAAAGTTCTTCCGGGACTCTATAAGAATTATGATTCTTAATGAACTCAACATAATTTTGAACTCGAGCAAACTCTTCAGGAGTTACTGCGGGTTCAATTATCTTGTATCTCTTAGCAATACTTGCTTCTTTCTTCTGAATCCAAGCTTCTTTTTTATCTATTTCTGCTTGTTTCTTAGCAATCTTTGCTTCGTAATCTGATATATTTGTTGCTGATTTGATGTAAACTTTCATGAATCATTCCCTTTCGTAATCTATAGTGAGTCCTAAGTTATCAAGTTCGTCTAAAACTTCTTGTGTATTTATCAAATCTGCTTGACTTAACTGATTAGCAAGCCATATAAAGTAGTCTTCAACTATGAGAAGAAACTCAGACTCTCGTCTACTAGAAATAGGTGTATATTTCTCTTCCTTATCAATAGCATACTGAAGTAATCGACATATCTTTGATTGATGCAACCCATAACTGTTGTCTAAGATAAATTTTGAAGAAGGTAACTTATTATTAAATTTAAGTTTGTGCATTTCATGAAATTTTTCCCATACTTCTTTTCTCCAATGCACTCTATTACCCTGAGGGAAGAGATAAAGCTGAGCTAGAGCAATTATAGTCTGCTGAGTATGCGCTTCAATCCATTCTTTAAGGTCTCCACGACTCATTGACATTGCTTTAATATAAACTTTCATCTCATCTCCTTAAAAATTTAGCCCTCAATTACAAGGGCTAATATCTATCTGTCACATTATATAACGATTCTGATTTAATTTACATTTGGTTTGTACTCTGGAGTATATTCTACAAATACATCATTAAGATTATCAAAATATCTATCTAATATATCACCCACATACTCGTACAAGATATCTAAGCTATTTAGATTATTTGAAGAATTTTCGTAAAGTTCAAGCAAGTTATTATGCCTTTCATCTAACAATGCATATTCAACTGGGCCTTCTTCAAAAACATCATAGATAGTGTAATAAGGGACCCAATTATCATCATAAAAAGTAACAGCTAACGGGCAATCTTCTTTAATGCTTTCATATGGAGTTACATCTGTGAGTGATTTCCAGGCATTATCAGAAAGCATATCGTATTCTTCTTCAGTCAATTTATCTTCGTCATACAGATTATCCAGATAGTCCATTATATCTGCTCTATCTTTCTTGCCGAGTACAAGTGATTGCTGTATCCGGTTAAATGCTTCTTGATAGGCTTGTGAATTAGATTTGATATATAATTTCATGATAATCAACCTAGCTCTTCCATGAGGTATGCTACATCTCTCTTAAGTTGAGCTTTATTTAACTTGATGTTAGGGTCATCGTCAATTTCCCCCACTACCCTATCATCTGCAAAGAAATCAGCATATCTGAAACCATCTGGGCCTACATTGACATCATAATCCCAATTATAAGTTTTAGGCAATTTTTGTTTAAGTGCTTCTAAATATTCATCAAAAGACATATTATTAGATGCTGAAATATACTTCTTCATGATAGTTCTCCTGATTATGCCCAACTGATATGAGCAATATCTTCTGCATTGACCTTTGCAATGTCATAAGTAATAGTATAACCTTCTGTTTCTAATTCAGTCAATACATCAGGAAGAATCTTACCATTATAAGTTACATCATACTGGCCGCAATTTGCAGCAGTATTGATAAGATATGCAATAGCTTGTTTCTGCTGTGCTTTTTCTGCAATAGCAGCTACTGCAGCTACGTCATCTTTAGACTTTAATGTTTGAAGTTCATCCATCGGAATTAATGTTGCTTCAGCCATATTCTATATCTCCTTTATATGATTTTACCAAGACATGAAAAGTTCAGCACCGCCATCTTTTGCTAAACTATTAAACCAACTATCTGCAGAAAATTCTGCAACAGTTCCATCTGTGATATTATGAACTCTTATATAATATCCCTTGTTAGCATACTCATTTGCGAGTTCATTGAGAGCATATACATCTGAAGTTTCAGCAGATTCGGCTAAACCTCGCTTCTGGTCATCGTAATAGCCTTCAATAAGAAACTCCTCGTCTAATTCAGGGTCTTTTGAACAAGTTATATCTCCACAAGCCTCTACATCATCACTATCGGAGAAGAATTTTCTATTAGCATATTCAAGAGCTCGATTCAAACTATAAAATGGATTCTCAGAAACTTTCCATATCTCGCCAACATTTCCATTAGCTTTTCTATAAGCATACTGGATTTCATAATATCTTCTATCTTTTTCATTATAGAACATATCAATCCAAACATAACCAGAATCATTAGGTAATGCCTTGCAAATAGTACCCCAATTTCCTTCCTCGTCATCACCTTCTGGGATAATCTCCCACCCTGCAGGGACAGATGGGTGTGATTTTGTAGATGCTGTTATATCTCCGCAAGCTTCTACATCTTCATCATCTTCGTGAAATTTGATAAATTGCTTAAATGCTTCGAGAGCCTTTTTGCTCAGATGTTCAAAACAATCATCTTTTATCCACTCATCTGCACGGAGATTATTTATATCTGAAAGAAGTTCATGATACATGTCTTCATCATAGTGTTCTTTGTTGGCAATATAATATGCCCAATCTTCTTCGTCATATCTATCAAATGATTTAGAATCAAATCCATACGGTTCATCAATATCAAGAGAAGATGTTACTTTACTGCAAGCCTCTACACCTCTTTCTTCTAAACTCTTTTCTGCATTATCTCGTACACATCTATCATCATCATCTTGAGATAATTTAACTAATATGTCATAGGGTGTATTTGGATTTCTTGCCACATAAACTCTAGTTAGTTCTCCATAATCTAACCCATAAGTATCTTCGGATAATTCTTCCAATATCTCAACAGGAGTATTGGGATTTTTAGCTATGAATCTTCTTGAATTAACACTACCAAACTTATCTAAGATTAATCTAAGTAACTTAGGGTCTGCTGAATTGCTGGCTGCTCTTTCAATACTATCAATAACAGAATTTCTAGGAGATATTCCCCATTTTCTTGAACGGTCAAAGTCAATATAGCCTTGACGATTTAATTCTTTTACAAGTTCAGGGTCCTGTAAAGAGTCTTTGATATCTTCTTGAGTCAGTTCTGAAGATTTTACATATATTTTCATATAAAACTCCTTATTGTAAAATACAATTAGATTAAAGGTTTATGTGGTTAAATCTTTAATTATGTTATCTATACAATCAAGTGCTTTTGACTTGTTTCCATCTTTTATGAAGTTTCTTAAAAGATAAAGACGAGCAAGAATGTAATCTTGCTTGTCTTTATTGTAGTTAATCAAATTATCAAGATTTTGATATCTGTCAGGAGTTACATTAAACACTTTAACTATAATTACTTTCGTCACCCTCCGCATAACATCTAGGGCAAAAGCCACCGTCTGTTAAAGGAGTTCCACAGTTAGGACAACGAGAGTTATCTTCTTCTATTGGAGTTAAATCCTCAATATTATCCGGTTTAGTTAACTTAAGAAAAGCAGTAGGTTTAAGTCCTAATCTCTTCTTAGCCTGAAAAAGAATATTATTTCTTGCTTGGTCAATACTAGATGCTCTAGTACTACATTCCCAATCACGAATCTTGATATTGCCAAACCTATCGGCTACACTTCCGCAATAACGATATTCACTTGTTGATTTGATATATAATTTCATGTACCAACCTCACATGAATTATTAAAGGTTGACGGAACTAACAAAACATATTCTTTGTTGATTCCAAAGTGGCTCTTGTTTTCTTTAACATCAACTATGTATTTTTCCCAACCGCGGTCCACTACTTTACATACCATAAGATATTCTGTTGCATTTGGAATATTTTCCATAACTATAGATAGCCACTGACATTGTGTTAATTCGGAATTCTGCTCCTCAAAATAAACTTCTTTATCTTGATAAGGAGGGCATATGAAAACTGAACACTTATCAGAATAAGTGAATTTTGTAGCATCGCCTACATCGATAGGCCGACGTAGAGATTTATGCCATTCAACTAATTCAGAATTCAAATCTACTCCTACATATTGTTTACCTAACTCAATAGCTGCGTCACATCTAGCGCCCCAACCTGCAAAAGGGTCAACTATTGTATCAGATGTGCAGTACTTAGTTATCAAATCCTTAGCAAACTGCTTAGAAAACCACGAAGGCTGTTTGCATGTTCTTGTAACATTCATAGCAGTAAGTATTTGTTTATTATCAATGAACCCGCCAGTATATTTAATTCTATTAACTATCATATTCCATCGTGTTTTTGGGTCATAAAATGCTTCGTGGGCACTAAGTTTACCATCTACTTTTACATCATAAAAACACTTAGGTCTATCAGATGCATATGGAAAATTAACATCCTTGTGGAACAATGAAATATCTACACCAATCAGCGGGTCAGGACATTTATCAAGATAATTTAATCCATTTGATTCTTTAGTATTAGGCCTCCCGCACAACTTAATTGCTTCGGCAGAATTATCAGTTATCAGTATAACATGATGCTGTTTATATAATTCTATTTTCTTCTCGATAGGCACTGATTGAGCATAATCATATACACCTTGAAGATATGGAAGCCCCTTTACCTCAAAAAGCATTCCCTCTATTCTGAAATCTATGAAAGTTTTTCTAATAACTCCATCATATTCAAACTCAATAGGAATATTTCTATCAATAGCAAGTCCAAGCGATTTACAAAAATCATAGACAGTCTTCTCATATAAACTATCTAAAGGAGTTCCGTCTTCGGCTTTAATTCCTTTGCGAGTAATTGCAGCTTTTGAATGAAATTCTGCACTTTGCATAGGCCTACGGACACCGTAGTTACGCAAGTAGCCTTCTTCACCTCTTCGCTTAAATTCATCGCTTTGAGTGACAAATTCTACACCGTATTTATTCAGGCAAGTCTTCTTAGATTTATCCCAAAAATCATCCATCTGAAATGGACAATCTACTCCATATTTTGACTGAAATAAATCTCGACACTTGTCTTTTATTTCTTGTGATTGTGCGGCATTACGTTTACCAAATCGCTTCAGATTAGTTTGTTCTTGTTTCTCTTTCAAAGCAGGATTTCGTAAAGGATAAGGAGTTCCATATCGTTGTTCAATTGTAGCTTCTCTCTTCTTTCGAGTACATTCTTTCGAACAACATAATTGCGAAGATGTAGGCCGCTTGATAATAAACGGTCTTCCACATACTTCGCAATTTCTATAATGAATATCAGAACAAATTGTTTGAGCATTTGTTTTTGGCTCAAACGGTTTTCCACACATCTTACATAACTTCGTCATATTCACCTCCACTAAGGTTAAGTATAGTATATGAGGTAATCAAGTGTAGTGGCACTTGAAACACTGGCCGGTGCTGTCCCTCATTTACTATAACGATTCAATTATTGAATGTCTTCCGGCTTCAGGTATATTGCTCTCGAAATAACGAATGTGCACTGAACCTGTACCAGTCCACCTTCCTGGCTCATATCGCCGTTGTTAAGGTTACTGAGCCAAACACCAGGACATTTAATGATATCTCTTGCCTGCCCGCCTGTACCATCGTATTTAATGAAGTAAACCTGTCTCATATATTGAGAAGGAAGACCTAAGCACTCTGTGAGCGGGTCATATGTCTGCCTTCTCCAAGCCCTGAGAGCCTCAAGAACATTTGGAGTAGTATAGCAATTAAGTGTCCAAGAAACATCGTTGTAATCGACTTTCTGTGGGAACTTGATAATGCCGTTACCATAATGAACGGTAATAGCCTGTTGTGATTCTTCAATGGCTCCTACATCTTGTGTAGAAAGTGTAAGTGTGTCAGAAAATTCTGCAGGGCTTGAGCCATCCATGTTGTAGATTCTAATCTCAAAATTGTTCTTGTAAAGGGGTACATAGGAATCTACGCCTAACATGTGGTTGGTTCCCATTGCTAAAGGTGTGAACATATTGAATTCCTCCATTTGTAATTTATTGTGGTTACATACATTCAAGGTAATCTAACCTTATCTGCAATTAATTAATGATATTAAAATAATATAAGTACAATGTTGAACGATAAAGCAAAACTTACTATCTATAACAAGTATGGCGTAGAAAATATACGCCAATGCGAAGAGTTTGTTAATATTATTCATCCTGACAAAGAATGTAAAGCGTATAAAGACTTCAATGCTTTAATGGCATCAAAAGTTAATGAAGCAATGAAATGGTTGAGTAATAAAAATATAGAATATATTTGGAATGAATGGATAGACGGGCATCTGTATCGACTTTATATACCCGAAAAAGATGTACTTTTGGACTTTGAGTACTATCCTGTTATCAATAAGAATTATAATTACATTCGTATTAATTATGATACTGACATCACAAGAGTACTAGGAAAACTTTTCCCAAGTAAAATAATAGAAACAAATGAACTCCAATTTTGCAAAGCAGTTCAGAAATCTACAAACAAGTTCTTAAAGACGAATGATGTGAATCCGGTCTATTATAAAGACATATTTAGAGCAACTTACATAAAAGACGAGAAAATATATCAGTGTATCATACTTAGAGATAATAAAATAATTACTAATGTTGTTCAAAAAGATTGTTCTATTCCCTACGGAACTTACATGCTACTCAGATATCTAAATGAATGGTTTGAAATTCCTGAGATTCTTATACCTAGTAATCTAGATAACTCGTATACTACAGCAATGTACGAATTACTTGATTTGCCAATAGTACAAACTACACCGAAGAAGAAAATATGGTGGAATATTAAAGGAACTAAATGGCATATCACTGAAGATGAAAGAAAAGATTATATTCCATTCTATTTCACAGAACGGATAACATATAAGTACACAAAATAATAACCCCAAGGCGTGCCAGGTACCTCAGGGTTATTGCGAAAGAAAAATGGGAGGTTAAGACCGTTTACTTTTTGTAGGCTTTAGCAGCAATCTGAGTTGCTCTTCCATAAAGACCATCTACTTTTACTTTAAGGATACTTTGGCAAACTTTGACGGCATTGTAGCACTCGTTGCCATATTCTCCGTCTGCGCCAAACTTAGGAAGGCATCCAGGTGAAATCCAAAGTAACAGTTTCTGTAATTTAACAACTTCCTTACCCTTATCACCCTTCTTGAAATATCCTCTGTTAGGAAGAGTCGGGAACTCTCCTGTATAACCTTGAGGCTCAGGTGCAGGGGTCGGGGTAGGTGTAGGAGTAGGTGCAGGCTGAGGTGCTGATGTATCGTCAACAAGCAAGTTGCTCTGGCTCCAATGTGTCCAAGAAGAATCTAACTTGCTAATGATTACGCCATATTTATGGCCTTTAGCCTCGATAATTGTATCATCGCCAATGTAGACACCTACATGAGACTTTGTAGTATTATCTCCTTTGTAAACAAGTCTACCAGGAACTTTGTCAAAAGAAGAAATCTTGCCCTTAGCAGAAGAATTATTATAAAGTGCAGTTGCACCATAATCTTGCTTTGCATTGTACTTAGGAGTTACATCATCAATGCTATCGGTCCAAAGGTAAGCCTTGATAAGACCGGCGCAGTCAAATACCTGTTTAGGATTCTGAATCTGCTTCTCAAAATCGCTTGCTGTATAATATCGGCTATACTGTGCCTTCTTTGCTTTGTATAAAGCATTACTAGCCATCTGGCCGAATGTACCAAACCAATAATAACAGCCTACTTTAGCCTTCACATAGGCAACAAGTCCACTATTTGTTTTTGCCATAATAGTTTCTCCTTACTTTGATTTAAGTTGCTTGTAAATCTGATTGATACCTGTTGCAGCAAAACCTGATACAATACCAACTGCTACTGCAACTGCCCAATTCTCTGCAGGAATGAAATTAGGAATAGTAAGGAAGATTACAATACCTAAGATTGCACCTAATGCTCCGCAGATAGAAGGAATGAACTTATCAAGTTTCTCATTGCCGATTTTCTTGCAAGTATATCCTACAAGGTAACACATAACTACAATTGCAGGGAATGCTACGAATTCTGTCATTTTACTTTTCCTCCTCTAAGTATTATTCTCTAATAGTTACTATGAATATTAATAATAAAGTTCCTAAATATATACCATATGCAATCAAAGTCGCTAAATCTAATTCCATATAATAATACAAGGTTATTAATCGGAATTAGGAGTAGGAGGTAATATTTCAATATCCTGTGAAAGCACCTGTCTTTGCAGATGGTGAGGGCTATAAGAAAGATATACACAACCGTTTGTTTTCAAGTGAATGGTAGACTGATACAATGCACCTGTTTTAGTAAATTCAACACTGCCGGATTCCCTCTTTATACCATAACCTAAATCTACTTCTATTGCAAATCTTACTTTTCTATCTGATTCATATGGAAGTTGAATTACAAGATAATATTGTGAAAGATACTTGTAGAAGAGTTCTCGAGCTAACTCATCTGTATCAGCAGTATTTGTAGAAAGTATTCTTATTGTATATTGAAGGTCAACATGAATGGCTTTTTCATAATATACTGTATTTGTTTTGTTGTCAAATGCTGCAGGAACACCAAACTGAGCCCTAGAAAAATTCCATAAGTCAGTTATAATGGGCATATCCTCATCTCTACTAACAAGGATAAGTGGATATGTAATTGTATCTTCCTGCATCTGTGCAATTATTCCAGGATATGTTTCTGCATCCGAAATAACTACATTCGGATTTGCATTTGCAGAATTTATAGATGATTTTATATCATCAACTATTGCACGGTCATACAAGTAGAGCACAGTTAATTACCTCTCATTAGTTTATGCTTTATCTCCGGGCCTATATTTACTCTTTAAATCTTCTCCACGATAATCGCTAGGCTGATTTAAGAAGTGGTTTGACGAATTGAATGTTTGAGCAATTTCTTTTCTTGTTCTTCCTACAATAGGCTGACCATTTGCTAAAGGAACTACTTGACATACTAAGTGGTCTGCGGCTACCATATCATAAGTAATTTCAGTAACTCTAAATTTTCTCTCAGTTAATTCGGAATACAGACCTGACATGCTGAAAATACTATCTTTCTGTACCTTTGGTAAATTCCAACTACAATGGATAAGAAAAGGCAAATCGCTGTTATTATCAACTACCCACCCATATCTCTTGAATGTTTTCACCTTAGGGCTACCGTCAAAAAAGATATGTGTTGGCATCGGTTCAGAATAAGAATCAATTTCAGGTTCGCCTTGTTCATTTGACTTAGCGATATTCGGAAACTGATAAGTACAAGGAATACCCTGTTGTTGCAATGCTTCATCATAACGCTTGCGCCAAAGCAGTATATCAGACCCTATTAAGTGATTACTCATCATAATCTCCTTCTCCAATAAGCGGGTCAAGATACTCACCAATACCTGATAACAAAGATTCTAAATCTTCACAATGAATAAGTCCGACAAGATAGGAATTTGACTTTTCACGATAATAATTTATTACATCATCCGTGAAATATGCAGAATAGGTAGTAACTTTTTTGTTCTGATACTGACTATACGGATTATTTACCTGTACTTCTGAAATATAGGGATAATATTTTTCAGGTATTATATCCCAGACTTCTAAAATTTCATCGTCTGTCGCTCTAATGTACCTTTTCATTTATTCTTCATCTCCATATCCGTTATCTTCAATGATATCATCAATATTTGCTACATAAGTAAGCCAAGTCCAGTCAAATAACTTTGTTTGACTCATGAATGTAAGATTTGCAGCAACTCCGTCGTTAAGTTTACTCAGGAATTCAGTATCTCTACAAGTGTAGTCTTGATTAATCCAATCAGGACAATGTTCTACATTGAATGCTACAATGTAATCCGAGAATACTTTGTTGCCTAAACTATCATACTTGTAGACCGGAAGTTTTCTAATCTTATCATAATTAAGACCTGAAAGAGTAATAAGATACGAAATCTGCTCACCGCTAAGATGCTGATTGATTTCAAAGGTGACATCAAATCCAAATTTATTCAATTCGGCAAGGATTTCATCTGTGGTAAATTCTTTAATCTTACCTGAAACAGGGTCAGGAGTTAATAAAGTTCCTTTAGAATTTATCAGGCAAGCAAATAATGTACCGTATTGAGTATGATTTACTAATATAATAGTTCCTTCTAACCTATGGCTTCCATCGTCAATTACAGTCTTAACTGTAATATATAAATCGACTGAATTATTCGACTTACATTCGGATAATTGAAGCCAATTTGATATGTTGTATCTTAAAGGAAATGTACTCATACAGCTACCTCATTGCTATTTTCTACTTCCGGAGCTGACTTCTTAGCCGCTTCAATTGCAGCTTTATGCTCTTTAATGTAAGCCCTTAATTCAACCTGAAATCCAATAAGGTTATCTGTTGACGCATCAGGATAATCACTGAAATACTTTGCAACCTGGTCTAACTTTAACTTGAAGTAAAGAATTCTTTCTTCAACATCTGTTATATCAGGATGTTTCTCAATGAAGATAAAGTATCTTGTTAATACGGAACTGAATGATTTATGAATAACCGGACTATTTACAGATAAATCTGCTTTTTCAATAGTCTTAAAATTTGTTGAGTTAAACTCTTTCAGATTCTTGAAGAACAAGTCTGTCAAATCTTTTGTAGGTCGCATATTACATCATTCCTCCCATACCTTCTTCGCCACCGCTAGACAAATCAACATCCCAATTCATTACATCAGAACCGGTCTTAGGGAAGGCCTGAGTAAGGATTTCCTGAATTGCTGACTTATAATCAGATATGTCTTCAACACCAAGTTCCTTCATCAAAGTTACAAGGTTTTGAGCTTGGCCGATAGTAGCATCACGTTTTTCAAATAATACCTGGTCCATATTAGTAATGATAGGATTCATATTAAGAACGAACTTATCAACGAAACCGCTCATATTTCTTGATAAGAAATACTTATTAAGAGCATCTCGCCAACCATTCTTATATGCTGTTTCAATCCTTGCAAGAATATTTGCATAAAGGGCTGACCTTTGTGACATTACTGAACCTGCATTACCCAAACCTTCTGCAGCAGAATAGTTCATCGCTTCTTTAGGTACGCCTAATACTGATAACTTCTTATCTTGATAGTAATCAAGAAGTTTGTTTTCACTTTCACTAGGCTCACCCATATTCAAATCTGTAATAGATATTGCATCTGAGCCATTTACTTTTGCTAAATAGATGAGGTTATTAGGGCTCTGCGGATTGACGAAACTTTCTGCATTTCCTGTAGCCGTATTAAGTGCCAACTGCTGCTCAATCATATCCTTGATTACTTGGAGATTTTCTCTAATCTCGTTTTCCTCTGCAGTTGTTCCGCAATCTACATTTATGAACCTTACTGTTCTTGTTAATGAAGAAAGTAACATCGCGTCTTCTAAAAGACTTAATGTTTGTGTAGGCTGTACTGCTTGAGATAAGATAGGCTCAGCAAATTGAATATCGTAATCAACTTGCTCGTTGTTAGAATCTGTGCCTGAAATGTGATACTTACCAAGTAATCCACCTAAAGAGAAGTGAATTATTGACGATTCAGGATAACTTATAATCTGTTCACTGAAGAACGAAGTATTATCAGAATTAGGCTGAAATAAATATCCTTGAGGTTTTCCTTGATACCAAATATGAATAATATCTTCAGGAGGTATCATATAAGAAGGAATAATATCATAATCCTTATTTACAAGAGTATTGTCGTCTAATGCAACTAATTCTCTTGTTTGATGAACTCCCGGAACTCGATAAGTTTCTGTTGTAGGAATGTAAACCTGGCCTACTGTTGCCAACTCAAGAATATGGTCTCGAGCATAATCGTTTACTTTCCATCTCTTAAAACACTGATTAATGATGTCTGCTACATTCTTGTGGTCATCGTCAATAGCTGTAGCCCATATGATGTCTCCTGAACTATTTGCGGTTGTAGCATCTGTCGCATAATAGTTTAATGCGGTACTTATTTGAGAATCTCTTGCAAGAGCACGCATTACATTAATCTGTGTTCTAATATCTTCAATATCTGAAGCACCTCTGAGGTCAGATACTTTATAGAATGTTCCACTTACAGCTACAGTGCTTCTTAGACGAGATAAGATATTTTGCTTTTTAGGAGCAAATAATCTTTCATACCAGTTAGCCATTAAGTAAATCCTCCGATTTCATTGATAAAAAAGGTTTACTTGAGAAATTTCTCAAGGTCTTCGTCAATAGAATATCTCTCAAAGAACTTTGACTCATCAAACAACGGGATGTCTAACTCTCTAGCGGCTTGAATTGCTAATCCGTCTATGTTCTCTTTAATATCTCCTACAACTACACAAGATACTTTCTTATCCATTGTTGTGACAACTGTAGCAGAGTAACTCTGAAGTATTGCTATAATATCTTCAGTACTTCCGTGTAAGAATTTACCTGTTATCATAACACGCTTATCTCTGAGTACTGGAGCACCATCAAACTTAATGAGTTTTCCATCGTTGTCAATTTCAATCTGTTCTGAATTGATTATTGTTTCAAGTTCAACAAGATTACGAGGTTCAGATATCCATCTCATGAATCTAGGAGGAACATCCATATCTAATTCTGTCTTAATTCTGAGAGGGCCTACAAGATAATACTTAAGAGTATCAAATGAATTATTGCACTTATTGCATAACTTGATGAGCCATTCTCTATTCAAGCCAACTTCACCTGAAACTACAGCATATACTATTTCAGAAAGAGGCTTCTTTATCTTGACATCTTTATATTGAGGAAGTAATAAGAAATCAGGGAATATTGAAATATCTCCAGATTTTGTAACCTTATCAAACTCATCGGTAGATAATTCATCAATAGAAAGAATAGAACAGAATCTCTTTATCCTTGGATACATCCTCGAGATACAGAAGTCATCGCTACAAGTCATTTGACCTGCTTCAGGTACATCTAATATCTTGTGACAAGTTGAACAAGTTATCTTAGTTGACAATCTGTCCTTATCAGTTGAATTTGCTGTATCACTCCATATTACATGATAGCCATCGACAACTACTTGTGAATTCTTCTGAATGTTATATCTAACTGCTACAGGATAATCTAAAACAAGAGATTCGTCTCCATATTTAATACCATATTTGATATAACCATCATAATCAATGAGATTAACAGGCGTATCAGTAACTTTAAATGTCTTAAGGTTACATCTATGGAATCTTCCGATACTCTGACCTTCAAATATTATGAATCCTGAAATAAGAGGATATTCAAATGAGATATTGCTATTTCCTTTGATATATGTCTCTAACATGCTGTCAGTAGCATCAACAGGGACTGCCCAACAAGGAAGCGACTCAAATCCTACCATTTTTGTCCATCCCTGCATAGAGGAAGGAGTTATAGCCATTGCGCCACTCTCTACATTTCCTACATAGAACTTATACTTAGGGCTACCAGAAATAATATCTGCTACAATTCTGTCAAACTCGCAGTCAGGGAGGATACCTTCAGGGCATTCTATTTCATTTGAATAAAATACACCCCAAATATCTGTTGTGCCTCCATGAAGTTTGATAGTGTTAGGAACAAGTCCCTGCCTTACAAGTGCTTTCATGAAATCTTCACCGAGGTCTGTCTTATCCTCAAAGCCCTGATACACTTTATTAAGCATACCGTGAGCATCATAATGAAGAGTAACTAAGAGACCTGTTGGTACAATGT